TCACAGCACGGGCGCGGCCACGATCAGCGGCGACAGGTCGTAGCCCATCTGCGTGGCACGGGCCTTGAGCTGCTCGAACTGCGCACGTGGCATCTGTGGCGAGCGCGACAGGATCCAGAGATAGTTGCGATCCGGCTCGCCGACCAGCGCCCATTGATAGTCCGGGTCGAGCGCGATCACCCAATAGTCGGCCCAGACCAGCGGCAGCCAGCTCAGCCATTCGGGCGCAAAGCGAACCTGCAGCTGCCCCGGGTGGCCGTCGACCGGTCGCGCCACGCCATCGGCCTGGGTCAGGCTGCCATCGGCGGTGCGGCAGCTATTGCGCACGCCGATCAAGCCATCGTCGCGCAAGGTGTAGCTGGCGGTGATATCGCTGCGGCACTTTTTCTGAAACGACACCGGTAGATGCGCGATCTCATGCCACTGCCCCGCGTAGCGCGAGATATCCAGCTGCGGGACCGCGCGCACCGGTTGCTGCGCAGACGCAGCCAGTGGCAGCAGGGCGAGGCACGACCACAGCAGGCAAGACAGGCGCATGACGATCTCCGATGGACGCGCGCAGGCTAGGCGATGCGCCTCCCTGCGCGGCGTGAACCGGTGCAAGAAATTCAGGCGGCGACGCCACGCTGCAACAAAGTTGGTCACAACGCTTGCCCAAACTGCGCCTGCTCGCTATGATGCGCCTCCTCGCAACGCAGGCATCGCGTTGCAGGTAGTGGCCGAGTAGCTCAGTTGGTAGAGCAGGGGATTGAAAATCCCCGTGTCGGCGGTTCGATTCCGTCCTCGGCCACCATATCTAAGTATTGCAGCGCAGGCGTTTCGCCCCTTCTATGCGTTGCTGATCCCAAAGCCTTCAAATTGATTTGATCCGATTTTGCACCAGTTGCCAAAGTCGGCAGTCGTGCTGCGTCGATCGCCAGATGTTCTGGCGACAAGTGAGCGTAGCGCAAGACGGATTGGTACGAGCGCCACCCACCAAGCTCCATCAACGAGCGCAGTGACGTCCCCGCCATAACGTGCCAACTCGCCCACGTATGCCGCAGATCGTGCCAACGAAGAGGCGCGATGCGCGCGCGCCGCTGGGCAGCCTTGAAACCATGGTTGTTGCCGCGGTCGTAGGGCTCGCCCTCATCATTCGGAAAGACCCAGCGCGGGTGCTTGCCCTTCTGGGTGGCCAGCACGGCCATGGCCTGGTCATTGAGCGGTGAGCCAATCGCACGCTTGGCTTTGACCTGGGTGCCGGCGACCCATGCCACCTTGCGGCGCAGATCGATCCGGCTCCATTCCAGGCGCAATACATTCTGCTCGCGCCAACCGGTGGCCAGCGCAAACAGGTAGGGCGCCCGCAGGTGCTCGGCCAGTTCGTCGTGCAGCCGCTCGGCCTCCCTGACGGTGAGCCAGCGATAGTCTTCTTTGGCCTTGCCGTTCTCTTGCAGGCGCATCGCAGGGACGTGGTCCAGCCATCCCCAGCTGTGCGCCGCGCGCAAGATCGAGCGCACCAGTGCAAGCATTTTCTCTCCGGTGCAGCGTGAGGTCGTGCGCTCGTCCTTGCGGCCAGCGCGCTTCACGCGCGGCTCGGCCATGCGCAGGACCAGTAGTTCCGCAAGCAGATCCGAGTCGATCTCCCCCAGGTTCTTGTCACGCAGATGGGAATCCAGCCATCGCAAGTTATATAGGTCTTTGCCGAGGCTTCGCTTGGCCTGCTTATCGGCCAGCCAGCGTGGCACGGCTTCGACCCACCGGCGCTGTGGTTTCTCGCCTAGGCGGCTCGTGCGGTACGTTTCCGCGTGGAGCTTTGAAGCCCACTCGGTTGCGAGCGTGCGGTCGGCAGTCCCAGTGCTTCGAAATACGCGCTGTCCGCTTGGGTCGGTGTAGCGGACGTACCAGGTGTTTTTCTTGCCGCGTGCGACGAGGGTGTAGGGACTTCTTGCCATGGTTCACCGGATAGGTAGGCGTCAAGTGCCGCCTTGTGGAATCTCCATCGCCCGCCGAGTTTGCGGCCAGGTGGATGTTTGCGAGTCTTCATCATTCCGCGCAGGGTGACTGGGTGCAGTTGCAGGTAGTTAGCAGCCTGCGGGAGCGTCATCACCTCGGTAATTTCGGCATCAGACATTTGTCTTCTCCGCTGCAGCGGCACGCCTAAGGAAAAATTGGGGGATGCGGCGGTGTAATCTGACCGCCTTAATCCCACTTGAGTTGCTGACATGAAGACTGCTGCGATGGGTAGACAATTTCGAAACGTTTTTAACCATGTGCCATACGAAGCAAAATCTGCCGTGCACATGCAAGGTGGCTATAAGGCTGGATATAAACTTGAAGGCGGCGATTGGAGCTGGAGCACCGAAAAATTTGATGATGCGACTCAAGCGCTCGAGGCCGCTATGCAGCTTGCCCGTGATGCCATTTCGATGGGTGAAAAAGGTCCGGTGCAGGAACCTCATTCCTAAGGACATGTCGCCAGAGTACGGATGACCGGCCGCCCTTGATGCTGCGTGTGGTCTTGAGCTGACTTGGTTAGTAGTGGTGCAGCCGAGGGACGAAGTTGTGCTGCCCGATGGATAGTCCTTAACCGATAAAGCAATGGTCATGCGGCCACCTGCGTTGGCGACCAATGCGTGTCGAGGTTGGCGCGCGCCAGCGCGACCAGCGGCGGTGGGCTGACCGAGTTGCCGCACATGCGCACGGCGGCGCTGGTGCTGATAGCGCGGCCGTCGGCGGTATGGGTGATCCGGTAGGTGGCCGGGAAGCCCTGCGCGCGGAACAGCTCGTGCGGCTTGAGCATGCGCAGGCCGATGTCCACGATGACGTAGGGCGTGCCCTGGATCACCACCGTAACCAGCGCAAGCCTGTCCTTGGTGGTGACCGTGTCCAGCGGCTCGCGCAGGTCGACGCCGATACCGGTGCCGTAGTACTTCACCAGGAATGCGGCCACCTGGAGCGCGCCGGCCTCCTGCTCGGGGCTCAGCGTGCACTCGACGACGCCGTGGTGCACAGCACCGGCGCACACAGTGCCCAGTGGCGCGGCGGCATCCTGGCCGTGCGCATGCCGGCGCATGGTGATCAGGTGCGCGGTGGCGAGCTGCTGCTGGCTGCCGCTGGCGGTGATGGTACTCATCGGCTCGCGTGCATCGCGTCCGCCGCCTTCGTAGAAGCCGCCGTTCGCCTGCTCAAGGAATGCGGTCATCAGGCCTTGCCCACCGCCGCTCGCAACGATGGTGCCGATCGGTCCCTGGATATCGTTCACGCCGTGGCTGAAGCGGCTGCCAGGCTTCTTTCCCTCGCCATGGCCCATCTGCACCAAGCACGGTGCGGCGATCGCGTGCTTCACGCCGCCGGCAACGACAGTACCGAGAGGCTGCTGCAGGTCCAGTGTTCGCGGCGCCTGTCCCTCGCGCTCGCCGTAGCCGGTCTGCACCAGCGTCGGCGCGATCAGTCCTAGCGCGTGCGCGGCACCTGCGGGACGCTTGGCGCCGCCGCCTGCAGTGATCGTCGGCACTGGCTCAGTGACTGAGCGTCCGTCGCTATCGCCGCGGAACTTCGCAAGCACCGGCGCGACTGCAGAGAAGTGGCCGCCCTTCACCCCCGCGCAGATTGTGCGTAGCGGCTCGTCGGCATGCATGGTGCGCTGGTTGCTCGCGTTCGAGTGCTCGGTAATGAAAGGCGCCAGCTCAGGCGCAGCCAGCATCAACTCGCCGCGGTGAGCTGCAGTGATTGTCGGTAGTGGCGCCTGCACGTCGTTGACGCGGTCTGAGCCCTGATGCGTGGCCGGCACGATGAAAGGATCGGCCGACTGCAGCACGTGGCGCATCACGCCCTTGGCGATGCGTCGCAGCGTGGCGTCAGCGAGCGGCCGCTTGCGGGTGAAGATCGACGGGCAGGGCAGCGAGAAGTCCAGGCAGTCGGCAGCGCGCACGCGCGGCAGCTGACCGGGCGCGGTGCCATGCGTCGGCGCGGGCCACATGATCGGCTCGCCGTCGCGCCGCGCCAGCAGGAACAGCCGCTCACGACTGGTGCCCGCACCGTAATCGCTGGCGGTCAGCTTGCGCCACTCCACGCGGTAGCCCTTCGACTCCAGCGCTGCGACGAACTGGCGCCAGGTGCGGCCGCTGTGGCGCTTGTCCGGCACCAGCTGCTGATTCGCCACCGGCACCCGCTCGCCGCACGCCGCCACGGTGCCGTCCATCTTCAGCACGCGGCCGGTCGCCTTGCAGCGCTTGGCCACCAGCGGGCCCCAGGTCAAGATCTGCCATACGTTCTCGAGCGACAGGATGCGGGGCGCGGTGTTCGTGCCGTCTCGCAAGTCGGCGCGTAGCAGCTGGCCGATCCACTTCAGCGCCACCCATGAGAGCGCACGTGTCTTGTGGCTGCGCGGTTGCCCACCTTTGGCTTGACTGAAATGCGTGCAGTCCGGTGACGCATGGAACCATCCGATCGGTCGGCCGGCCACGTCCTTGCGCGGATCCGCATGCCAGATGTCTTCGCGGTGGTGGATCGTCAGTGGGTGGTTTGCCGCATGCATGCCGATCGCCCACTCATCGTGGTTGTAGGCCAGGGCAGGGTCAACGCCCAAAGCTTGCTTCAGCGCCTCGCTGGCGCCGCCGCCACCGGCGAACAGGTCGACCACGATCTCACCTTGGCGTAGGCACGAGACCTGCGGAACGGGGAAGTTGAACGAGTGCGAGCCGTCAGCCACGGCTTCTCTCCCGCTGAAAAGCGCTTAATGCTTTGTGCCATCGTCTGAGCTGCACGCCATGCATCTCAATAACTATGAGTTTTGGGTATAAATAGGCCATGGCAGATTCGCTTGGGAAATTATGGAGTTGCTGATGGGGTTTCTTGACGGTGTTAGTGAGTGCTGGTGGCTGAGCAGCAATTGCGTTATTAACTGGGATGCGTGGTCTGCAATCGGGACCGTTGCCGCAACTGGGGTGGCGCTTTTCTTCGGCGTCCAATCGGTTGAACTCCAGGCAAGGGTGCGTCGTTCGCGGGAACGGATCGCTGTAGGCTTAATCAGAGCTATAGGCGAGCGACTCTTCGATGAAGTTGAGTCCATCGGCGCGAATGAGGGGGTTTCTCGAGGGCAATGGGATGTCGGGGGCCATACTCTTAACTTTCTGCTCGCGTCAGCTACGAAGCTAAGAGCGGCTTGCCAGTCAGTGGAACTGCATCTGCTTGATGTAGATGAGCGCGTAATTTCGGCTTGGGTAGAGGTCCTGGGAGAAAGTCGAGGACTTGCTGAGGACGTCCTCGCCTTGGAAAAGCATTCGCCTCAAGGGCAGAAAGAAGTAGCCACGCATGTCACTCAGGCGCATCACGAGGCTGCTCGACAAATTCTTAGACGCGAGCACGTGGCGATGAGCTCGGTAGGTGGGAAGGCATTTACGAAGCGCACCTTACGGCCGGCCGCCTAGCCCTTATTGATTCGCGCATCGTTGACCTCGCGCCGCGACAGGCTGCTGCGCACAGGAGTAGCTCCCAGTCTTTCGACTTTGCCGCCGCGCTTAGCGAATGCCTTGAGGTGCGCGGCCAGGTCGGCGCGTTCGCGGTCTTTGTGGCGGACGGTGGAGAGGGCGAAGGCGCTCATTGCGCACCTGCTTTGCCACGCGCAGTGGGTTCTTCGCGCAGCAGCTGCTCGGCGTAGGCGACGCCGCGCGGGTTGAGGGTGATGGTGTTGGGGAACTGTGGGTCATCGAGTTGCACCAGGCCGGCGTTGTCGAGCCAGTTGATGCAGCGGCGGGTGAATGCCTGGATCTGTAGGGGGCCGCTGGTTTGTACTTGTGCGGGCATGGCGGCGAAGCCGCCGCGAGTGCGGCGCAGGGTGCGGCCCTGTGCGGTGTATGCGGCCTTGAGCGCGGCCTTTGCTTTGGGTTGTAGATGCATGGTGACCTCGATCAGGCGGCGTGCGCCGCGGTGGCCAGGTGCGCGAATAGCTGTTCGCGGGCACGGCTCAGGTGGGACAGCGGGATGCGGTGCTGGCCGGTGGGTTCGGTCCAGCGGCCTTCGGTGAGCGCACGGCTGGTGCTCGGCGTGGTGGCCTTGCCGCAGCGGCAGCACTCGATGTGGAACGTGGTGGGCGCGGGGCCGCCGATGCGGTAGCGGTGCGGTGCGCCGTGGGTGGTGACCAGCTGCGGGCGGTGGCCCGGCTGGCATGCGGGAATAGTGGGCGGCAGTGGCGTGGCTTCCTGGCGCATGTCAGTCCTTGGCCTGCGCCAGCCGGGCGAGGGGGAGGGCGGCTGTTTGCTCGCTGGCGACGGCGCGGTGTGCCTGCGCGCTGCGATGGACGGCATGCAGCTCTGCCAGGCGCAGCGGCACGCAGATGGCGGCAGTGATAGCCAACAGCGTCCAGCCGATAGCGAGCGCGCGTTGATAGGTGCGGCTCATGCCCGTCGCTCCTGTACACGCACGCCGTGTTGTTGCAGCCAGCGCGTGGCACGCAATAGCACGCGCGGTGCGAGCGCAAAGGCATCGCGGCCGATGCACAGATGGCGCGCGGTGGTGCGCGCGCGAATTTGCGGCGCGACAACACAACCGTCGAGCGTTGGCATCACCTTGCCGTCGTAAAGGCCTGCCCAGATCCAGTCGGTGCAGATCATCAGCGCGAGCGTCTGGCCGGCATGGCCGGTGGGGAAGAAGGCTTCCAGCGGGCGGTCGCTCATGGCGTCACCCGTACCGGCACACCGTGCGCTGCCATCCACTCGCATATGGCCTGCAGCGCATCGTCGCCTGCGGTGTAGGCGGTCTGGCCGAGCTGCAGTGCACCTTCCATGCGGCGCACATCCGTGAGGCGACAGACAGTCACCGCAAGCTCGTTGCTGCGATCGGTGCCGTACAGCGCTGCGCTCACCGACTCGTGCTTGATGCACAGCCGCAGCAAGGTGCCTTGGCCGCGGCCCGGCCGGAAATTGGCAGAAGGAAAGTCGCTCATGCGCCGCGCGCCTCGACGAGAGCGGACTGAAAGCGCTCTATCTGCTCCCGACGCTTGGCGATCCTTTTCTGCAGGCAGGTGGCATAGCTGGCAGAGGCGTAATCGCCCAGCGTGTTGAGGGTGTGCTGATCCTCGCGGATGGCGTCCTCTGCCCAGATGATTGCGGCTGCCAGATCCTCGGGAGTCAACGAGGCGGCGACGGCGCTCATGCGCGTAGCTCCCGGACAAAGTCGCGGCTAGCTGCTTCGGCCCGAAGGCCCGCTAACTCGATACGGTCGTTACGCTTCGGGTAGCGTTTCGGTCCCTTCGACATGCCGCGCCGCTGCAATGCCTTCGCACGGGCATGGTCATCTGCCGCGCAAGAGCAATAGCAACGTTGAGTGACAGAGCACGAGATGAGGGCATTGCCAGGCTCGGCCTGGCTAACGCCACCGCGGGTACCGGTGACGAGGCGACGTGCTGGCGTGCGCATTGAGCTACTCCGCGCCCCACGGCGGAATGCCGCGTTCCGGGGCTTGGAGTTAAGTTACCGAAACGGTTATGCAATAGTCAATACCGAAACGGTAATGTTTCTCGTGAGCGCCTATCTTCAGCACGATTCGCCCGGTTTGAATCGGCGCGTAACAGCAACGTCAGCGGTAACGGCCTCTAAGTAAGCCGGCGTCCTCGAAGCTGACATCCTCGCGGAGGCAGTCAATCCCACGCTCGATGTCTTGCAATAGCGCTCGCAAATCTTCATCGGTCAGCTGTTCCATTGAATCTAAACCGAAACAGGCTTGGTCGATGAGTACCTGAATCGCCAAACCCCAGGCGCGCCGATGGTGGCGGATCATCCTCAAATGCGAGTCTCTGGTTGCAGCATCCATCCTGCGGGGCACACTCGTAGGACCCACCAGACGCAAGTACGGTCTCTTTCCAGGCACGGGCCGCTGTTCTTGTCTCTGAGGCGGCAGCCCCATTGCCGCAGCCATCTGCTGGGCCAATTCTTTCAAACGATCGTCGCTGATCCCCACTTACACCTCCTCACCCGGCTTTTCGAAGCTCCGCAGCGAAGCGGCGCAAGGCGCCGACAAGATCCTGGCCTTCGAGAATGCCAGTTGCCCCTTCCTCTCTCGCAATCAGCATCGCGATGTAGAGGCGGGTTGAATATGTTTCTGGTGGCGGAGGCTGAGGTGACATCGCGTCCAGCTCCCGCACCAGCTTCACTGCGGCCTCGACTATGGCCCGTTCGAGTCTTGGATCCTGAGACGCACCCGACGGGGGGCGGTCGAGTTCGCCAGCAGACAATCCCATGGCGACTTCAAGGTCTCGCGCGAGATTGCGGCCTATTCCCTTGGGCTTAGCCTCCGAAATCCACTGACTCACCTGCGCTTGCTGCCATCGATCGCGGCCATGTCGCCGCGCCCATTCGGCTGGACCACCCGCTTCTGCTACGAGGCGGCGCATGTTTTCGGTACGGGCGGTATTGGCATCCATGCCGCCTATGGTCCGGATGCTTACCATTCCGGTAAATAACCGAAACGGTATTGACTCGGCATAACCGAAACGGTAACGTTCGAGCTATGAACTTGACCGAATACGCGAAGTATCGAGGCGGCAGCGGAACCGCGGCGTGCCCGGTTTTTGCAGAAATTGCGAGTGCCGCCGGCTGTAGTGCCCTGACGCTCTACATGATCGCGCGGGGACACAAATCCGCCAGCGGGTCTCTGGCAAACCGAATTGACTTGGCGACTTCCGGCCTTGTCCCCCGAGGTGACTTGCGTCCCGATGTGTTTGGTCGTGTGCCACCGGCCAAATCGAATGCCGCCTGACATTGCCCCATCACGCACTGCGTTGGCCGTTCCCGCGACGTCGGCGTCGCCTAATCCAGGAACTTCAAACGTGATCGACCCCAAGCATCTGAGAAATCTCAAGGCAAAAGTTGTTGCTGGGCTCGCCGATCGGAAAGAACAGATCCAGTTGGCGCAAGCAATGGGCCCAGCGGGCACAGCATTCGTTAGAGAGGCGATGCGTCGTTGTCGGGGCAGGCTGACTCGATTGCATCCACCAGTAGAGGCAGCGCCGTGTTGTCCGACATGTGGGCAGGCGGTGCGTCTGCCAGGTCCAACAATCGTCGACGGATCTGGCGTTGATTCGGAGCGTTGCTGATGAGCAGGGGCAACACGACTTCCAGCACCAATTCGATGGCGTCCAGCCGCTGGTCGCTGACTTCCTTCTCGGAGAATTTGTTGGGCATGCCTGTGGTCTCTGTAGGTGAGATTGGATCTGACGTCCGATCGTACATGGCCGCAGGTTGCCCGCAGGACGGCAGATACATCACGCCTCTCAGCGAGGGCTTGGACGCAGGCGAGCTTGCGTCGCTGGTGGGCCTTCCTCTCCACAACAACGGCGACACCGCCGACCTGGCGCTGACCGCCGACGAGTGGGCAGCGCTGATCGAGCGCCGCCGCCGCGTGGGTTGGCCGCTCAATTTCCTGGAGGTTGCAGATGCTCTCTGATCGCTGGAATCCACGGCTCTGGATTCGCAACTGGCTCAGCAGGCCCAGTGCTTCCGAGCATGCACGCCGCAGCCAATTGAAAGGTGCCATCGGCAGAACGGCATCTACTGATATTGCCCGCATGAAGCGCAATTCGATTGAGGTGCCGTCGGTGGCGGTTGACGCACTGACAGGTGTCGTTACTGGGGTGGAGCTTCGAACGTACTCGCTTGGAGAACCTGCGAAACCTGCTTTGCTACCCGAAGCTGCTCCTCCAGCGTCATGTCGTGCAGGGGCGTATGCAGGCCTGTTGCCTCGATGGCTTCGATGGCTTGGTCGAGGTGTGCAATGAGCTCCTCGGTGGGTCTCCCACGGTGCCGCGCCATGGTCAATACAGCCAAGTGCAGGCCGTTTGTCCTGCCGAGCGTGAGGCGGAATTCGCCGCGCAGCTGCTCGAGTTCCTTTTCCAATAGGTCGATCTTCTTGTCGCGTTCGTCCATGTCGCCCTCCTTGCGGGCTCTTGCTGGTGCCGTGGGGGTTCCAGCATATCGCGGGGAGGGTGGCACCTATGCGTAAGCCCAGCGACGAACTGGTGCTTGATAGTGTTCGCCGGCGGTGGGAGCAGGGCGCCTCGGCGCCAGCTGTTTCAGCCATGCCGGGGATGCTTCGCAATGCAGTCGCGATTGTATTGACCGTTGCCGGCTTGGTCGCGTTCTGCTCCGGTTTGCTGGGGAACAAAGAACACAGCGACAACGTCGCCGATGCCGGTGCGCACGTCGTAGCGCCGCAAGGCAGTGAATCGCAGGAAGGGGGTGGTGTGCATGACGCACATGGTGCGTCGGCGGGCCAACCCGCCACCACGATGAACTGCACGACGTTTCAGGGTGGCGCGCGATGACGTGCCAACGCTCAGACATCTACTGGCGCGACGCGCTGTACAACGGGGTGTCGCAGATGCCGGGAAATGTGCGCGCGGCTGCCGCCTACCTGACAGAGCGCCGCGGCAAGACCATCGCGGCGGAATCGCTGCGCAAGAAGCTGCGCGGCCTGGAGGGCGAGTCGCTGTCGATGGAGATGGCGGAGATGCTCACCGAGTGGATGCAGGAGCTGAGCGCCGGGCAGGCGCAGGCGACGTGCTGGATTCAATCGCTGGGGGCGCAATTCGACCTGGCGATGGACTTCGTTCCGCCGGCGCCCGACAACGGCTGGCCGGACGAGGTGGCGGCGATGCAAGCAAAGCTGCTGCATGTGGCCAAGCATGCGGGCCGCCTGTCTGGTGTGGCGTTGGAAGCGCTGGACGATGCGCACCTGTCACTGCAGGAGGCCGACCTGATGGTGGATGAGCTGCAGGCCATCCGCACCATGTGCCACCGCCTGGAGCGCAACGTGCGCCGGGCGGCCGCCAAAGGCAGGAAGCGTGGTTGAGATGACCATCGACCGCGCGCCACGCACCCGCATGCTGAGCGCCACCGCGCAGCGCTATGTGGCCGAGGCGCTGCAGCTGCTGTATGGCGATGCGCCTGGGATCGCCGGTGACGAAGCACTTGCCCAGCGTGAGCGCTACCGCGTGCAAGACGAAACGCGGAATAGCCCACAAGCTGCCTTGCCGCTGGATGTGCAGCGATGAGCGTGAGCCGTTGCATCACCAAGGCGTTGGACATCGCCAAGGCACCGCGCCAGCAGTGGAAAGCAGCCATCGATGTGCTGCCCGAGAGCTGCCAGCACGCCAGCGTCTGCACCGGCGGCATTGGCTGCCGTGCACGCATCGCCGATTACCTGCGCGTGCAGTACCGGGCGCAAGCCCTGCGCGAGCAGTTGAAAGGGGGAGGGCGCCGGTGACGCACAACAAGATCAACGTGGAGCAGCTGAAGGCTGCTGTGGACTTGGTGGCCGTGGTGGAGCGCTATGTGCCGCTACGCCGCGCCGGCAAGGAATACGCAGGCCTTTGTCCGTTTCATAACGAGTCGTCGCCATCGTTCACGGTGATCCCGGCCAAGGGGTTCGTGCACTGCTTCGGCTGCGGCGCGCACTTCGACGTGATCGGCTTCCTGATGGCGATCACTGGCTGTGATTTCCACGAGGCCTGCGTGCAGCTGGGCGCGCAGGACTTCCGCCAGGCGCGCGAAGGCGTACGCCTGGACGTGGAGGCGCCGCTCGACGTGACATGGGTGCCGCTGATGCCCGTGCCGGTCGATGCGCCGGACCTCCTCGCCGGCAACGGCTGGACGGTGCCGATCTGGAATCCTAAGCGCGGCCGGCTGCGACGCATGCGCGTGGTGCGGGCCGATGCGTACCGCGATGGCGAAGGCCGACTGCTGGGCTATGTGCTGCGCGCCGAGTTCACCGACCGGCAAACGCGCAAGGTGAAGAAATGGACGCCGCAAGTGACGTGGTGCGTGGGACCGGACGGCAAGCGGCATTGGTGCATCCAGCACTTCCCGACCCCGCGCCCAATCTGCGGCCTGGATGCGCTGGCGGCCAAGCCGCAGGCCGACGTGCTGCTGGTCGAGGGCGAAAAATGCCGCGCGGCTGGCGCTGGCGCGTGGGAGCGGTATGCGGTCGCCTCGTGGCCGGGCGGCAGCAATGCCGTGCCCAAGACTGACTGGCGGCCGTTGGCCGGACGCAACGTTGTCCTGTGGCCGGACGCGGACGCGGCTGGACGCAAGGCGATGTTGGGCTGGCGTAACGATGCCGGCCACTACATCCCTGGCTTGGCGCAGCTGGCCATGCGCGCAGGCGCGCACAGTGTGCGGCTGATCGACACCGATGGCATGCCCGATGGCTGGGACATTGCCGATGCGCTGGAGCGCGATGGCTGGACGCCGCGGCAGCTGTCGGCTTGGGCGGCGGGGCGGGTGATTGAAGTCACCGTGGTGCCAGGCCATGCGCAGTGACACCACGCAGCGGGACATCTGGCGCGATCGCGAGCCGACGGCCGCCGATTGGCGCGCGTCAGCCGAGGCCGCATTACGCAATCCATTCGAGACACCGGCGCGCTGTCAGCGCCGGCACGACTACTGCCTGCAGCAGGCGCAACGCTGCGAAGAGGGCGAGCGGGAATGACTTTGACCAAGCGTAAGACGCTCACTGTTGTGGACGGTGGGCTGGGCACCGCGCCACCAGGCGGCGGGGATCACAACCCGGACGCATGGAAGGCGCAGCTGACGTACAACCGCGACCGCAACGTCGAGGGCACGCTGCACAACCTGATCCTGATCATGGAGCACGATGAGCGCCTGGCCGGGCTGTGGTGGCTCAATGACTCCAGCAACCAGGTGAAGCTGGAGCGCGACCCGCCGTGGCGTGGTGGTAGCCGCGAGGAGTTCATCGACTCCGACGCGTATGAGCTGGCGGCGTGGCTGCAGCACCCGGACCGCTACGCGATGAAGTGCAGCGACGAGCTGGTGCTCAAGTCGGTGATTGCCGTGGCTCGGCGCTACAGGCGCCATCCCATTCGCGAGTTCCTCACCGGCCTGCAGTGGGACGGTGAGGCGCGGGTGGAGCGGATGCTGGTGGATCTGTTTGGCGCTGCGGATTCGGCCTACAGCCGACGCGCAGCGCAATGCTTCATGGTGAGCGCCGTGGCGCGCGTGCTGTGGTTCGATGCCAAGCAGCCATCGGTGGGCGCGCAGGTGGACTTCATGCTGGTGCTCGAAGGCGAGCAGGGCAAGCGTAAGTCCAGTGCGTTGCGTGCGATCTTCGGCAGCCAGTGGTTTGTGGAAACGAGCGAGTCGCCCAGCGGCAAGGACTTCTACCAGGTCATCCAGGGCGCGTGGGGCGTGGAGATCGGCGAGATGGACAGCTTCTCCAAGGCCGACGTGACCAGCGTCAAGACCGCGATCACCCGACGCGTGGACAAGTTCAGGGCGCCGTACGAGCGCGTGCCGCGCTCCTATCGTCGCGAGTGCGTGTTCGCCGGCACCACCAACGAGCACCAATACCTGCGCGACCCGACTGGTGGCCGGCGCTTCCTGCCCGTGCGCACCGACGATGAGGTGCTGATCGATGCGATCAGTGCGCAACGCGAGCAGCTATGGGCCGAAGCGGTGCACATGTTCGATGCGGGCTTCGAATGGTGGCAGCTACCAGCAGAAGCAGCCGCAGAGCAGGCCGCGCGGTACGTGGGCGACAGCTGGGAGGGGCGCGTAGAGAAATGGCTGGATGGCCGCATGGCCGAAGACCGCTACCCAGCGCGGCTCAAGTTCACTGCCGCCAAGGTGGACTGGGCCAGCACCGACGAGATCCTGCTGCATGCGATCGGGTTGGACCCGGGCAAGCACGGCAAGCCCGAGCAGATGCGCGTGGCTGCAATCCTCAAGACACTTGGCTGGGAGAACCACCGACGGCGATGGCCAGACGGTGGGCGAGAGCCGCGATGGTTTCGTGCTGGGTTAACGGTGGACGAGTGGCTGGTCGGCGCCAGCCGAGAGCAGGCGAGCCAGGAGGCGACGGATGGCCCGGACTTCTGACCAGGCCTCGCCACCAACGTCCACACCTGTCCACACCTGTCCACACCTGCGTCCAGACCTCCCGCCTACTGCGGCAAGGCTGTCCACACCGTCCACACCTTTCGCGCGCGCCTACGTACATGACCCTTTTTCACCACCTATCAAAAACTCTCAACAGGTCTGGACAGTCTGGACAGTCTGGACACCTCAATGATTCCAAGGGCTGCGGCCGTCCAGACCTCGCCGCTGAGGTGCGGACGGTGTGGACGTGCCAGCGTGGCGCCGTGTTCCACGGGAATCGCCGCGCGGGGGGGCAGGCGGCGGCCGAGGCGGCCGCGACCGTAGCGGCCCCGGCCGTGGCGCGGGTCCTCCCGGGCCTTGGCCGTCTGCGGGTAATTCGGACCCCATATTTCGTGCATCTTTCGTTCCGGACTTTGGTTCCGGCCGGAACTCAGGTGGCTGCATGAGTTCCGAAACGATGAGCGTTGCCGAGTACTCCAGCCACCGCGGGTGCAGCGATTCGTACATCCGTCGCATGCGTCGCTCCGGCAAGCTGGTGATGCATGCCGATGGCAAGCGGATCAACGTGGCCGCGAGCGATGCGCTGCTGGATGACATCACCGACCCGCTACGCGGCGGCGATCGCACGGCTGGCGCCGACGAGCGTCGCGATATCCCGGCTGCGCGCTTGGCTGTTGGCGACGTGCCGAGCGTGCAGGAAGCGGTGCGCCGCGAAAGGCTGGCGCGGGCGCGATTGGCAGAGCTGGAGCTGGGCGAAGAGTCGCGCGAGCTGACGCGCACGAAGGGTGTGGAGCGGGCGGTGTTCACCCTGGTGCGCCAGGCGCTCAACAGCATGATGAATCTTTCGGGCCGCCTGCGCGCCAAGCTGGCCGCTGAAAGCGACCCGCGTGCGATCGAGGCAATGCTCGACGCCGAGGTGCGCCTGATCGCGCAGACGATGCAGAAAGAAGCGCGGCAGCTGCTGGCGCCGCCGGGGCAGCGCAACGACACCACCGAGGACGACGCATGACGCTGGATCTCAACGCTTTCGACGTGGAGCTGGCAGAGCCGACAGACATCGTGTGCGACGCGTGGGAGCGTGCATGGGAGCTGCCGCCGATCCAGACCGTGAGCGAGTGGGCCGATGCCAACCGCATCATCGCCAAGGGCTCCGGTGCCGAGCCTGGCCCGTGGCGCACCAGCCGCAATCCGATCCTGCGCGAGATCATGGATTGCCTGAGCGACCACTCCCCGGTGCGCCTGGTGGACTTCATGAAGTCTGCGCAGATTGGCGCTACCGAGATCGGCATCAACTGGACTGGCTACGTGATCGACCGCGGAGCGGATTCGATGATCGTGGCGCAGCCGGTGAAGGATCTGGCGCGCAGCTGGGCGGCGTCGAAGTTCGACCCGGCCGTGATGGAAATGCCCGAGCTACTGGCCAAGCTCCACACCGACAACATGCTGGAGAAGCATTTCCCCGGCGGCACGCTGTGGGTGATCTGGAGTAACTCGGCCAAGCAGCTGCGCCAGCGCACCGCGCGCTACATCTTCATGGATGAGGTGGACGAATACCCGAAGGACATCGGCGGGCAGGGGCCGGCCGACCAGCAGCTGGAAGCACGCGCGATGTCGTATGGCGACCGCGCCAAGATCTACCGAGCGTGCACGCCGACCATCGCCGGCGCCAGCGCGATCGAGGCCGGCCACGCGGTAGGCGACCAGCGTGTGTACATGGTGCAGTGCCCGCATTGCGGCGGCGAGCAAACGCTGGACGTGGAGCGCTTGCAGCCGGATGGCACGTTCGCTTGTTTGGCGAGCGGCTGCGTGATCGAGGAGCACCACAAGGATCTGATGTTTGCCGAGCGCGGACACGGCGGCACTGCGTACTGGAAGCCGACCAATCTCGATGCCGACCCGTATCACCGCAGCTACTACGCGTGGGCTGCGTATGCGCCGCTGGGCCTCGGGCCGTCGTGGAAAGACTTGGCCGATGCGAAGGCCGAAGCCGATCGCGACCCGAACAAGGCGGCAGGCTTCCACAACCTCAAACTCGGCTTGCCCTATGCAGGCGAGCGCCAGGAGCAGGACGCGGACGAGGTGGCCAAGCTGGGCGAGCCCGGCGTGCACCGTGGCATCGTGCCGTTGGGCGGCCTGGTGCTAACCGCTGGCGTGGACTTCCAGCACGACCGCGCCGAGATCCAGGTGATCGCCACCGGCCGCGGCCAGCGGCGATGGGTGGTGGACTACGCGGTGATCGATCTTGATCCAACGATCCTTGATACCTACCCGGCGCTGGACGAGTACCTGCGAGGAACGTGGAAGACCACGCGTGGTATCGATATGCCGATCACCGCAGTGGCGCTAGACGGCGGCAACTGGACCGAGACGGTGGCGCAGTTCGTGAAGCAGCTGGTCAACCAAAGCGGCCAGGCGCGCATCGTGGAAACGCCGAACGGCTACATCAAGCAGACGGTGTACCTGATCCGCGGCCGCAACGAGCGCAAGTCCGAGCGTGCGGTGTATCGCCCGGCCAAGACCGAGGTCAACAATCGAGATAAGACCGTGGCGCGCAGCGTGGGAGTGTGGGGTGTGGGCACATCTGTGCTCAAGACCATGGTGTATGGCTGGCTGAGTGCTGCGCTGACGGCAAAGGAGAAGGCCGAGGCGGAAGGGCAGGCAGAGGATCTGACGGCGCGCATGCTGCGCTTTCCAGGTGGCCGTGGCGATGAGGTGCCGGATCCGATCAATCCGGATCCGGGTGCGCTGCCGCCTGCGTACTATAAGGGGCTGACGGTGGAGTTTTACGACAAAGAGTCAGGCTATTGGGTCAAACCAAAGGGTGCGCGGAACGAACCCTTAGATACAGCCGTTTACGCGATCTGGGCGTCCCTTGCTCCTGCGGTGAAAGCGGACGTCGTGCGCGATTCACAATGGGAGACTCTTGAGCGCCATTACCAATCAGCGTCGCTTGGCCTATTTGAGGCTACGACCGATGGATACTCTGACCTGAATCCGCCGGCATCGAAACCCGGTAGCGGTAGGGATTCCCGTGAAACAATTTTGTCAACACATGCGCGGCACCGCCGCGGTATTCGCAGTTCCGGAGTCCACTGAGTGCGCCCCGACCGTAACCTTCTTCAAGCACTTAAGAACTGGGCAATCGTCGTCGGCGGCGACCAGGCTTGTAGGTTGGTACCTACCGGCACCGAGCATATTAGGCCAGCTGTTGATGTCGCGCTGTTAGCATCGAACGCTATGCGGATCGAACTAATTGTTCAATCTATGGAGCGTGACGGAAGAATCAAGGAATCTCGCGTCTTGAGGGCCGAGTACTACTGGGCAGGCTTATCTGAAACGGATCGCTTGGCGCGACTTGCAAGGATTGGAATGAAGATGAGCCGCGCCAGCTACTATATTTACTTAGCAAACTCACATTCATTCGTTGCAGGTGCTATCTCGTCTACACCGAGTCATAAAGCGGCGTGATATACCGTCTAGGGCGAGTTGATCCAAAAGACAATCGCCTATGTATATCGAGTTGTTGCAATGGGTCTTTCGGTAATGCAGGCAGAATCTATCTTGCTTCGCGCCAGTGGATCAAATATTGAGCAAAGAAATTCAAGGCGTTCTGGATCTGGAGTTGAATGAATGTAAACTGATCCGTCGTGGTGCGCTATCGGATAGGTCAGGCGCCTAACCCTGGAGTTGTTGACCTCAACTATAACTTGAGTCTCTTGTAAAAGATCCAGGCATCTCGAAGATGTGGATTCAAATATAGAATCCTCTAGCAGATGTTTTTCGGACACTACTACACCCGGTCCTAAAGGCATGTATTGGTAGATGCTCCATCGGGACGGAAGAATTTTGCTAACGAGGTGGGCCACTTGTGGTAGATGAATTATATTGTTTCTAGATGCAACTGTATTTATTTTTAATGCAACATTTATAGCGCTAAGCCACCGGAGGCGGGATTCGAGGACGGCAAAGTGCCCGGGAGCACTTCTCATGCTGTCATGAATCACATTATTTTGGCCATCAATGGGAAGTCCTAACAAGTCGACGCCATTTTCCAATAATTCGCTATTCTCTTGAGTCTCCTTAAGAGACATGGCATGGGTGTCAATGTGCACATGCAAATTGCCTGCCTTGGCTTGTTGCACTAGTTCGGATATGTAACGATACTGAAAAGGATCGCCGCCGCCGAATGTAATTGCGCTAAATCCTAATTCAATTGCTCTGTTTACAACGGATAGGACAATAGCTTTCTGTGCTCGAACATTTCCGAATGGCACGTAACACCATTCACAATTTAAAGCGCATCTGTTTGCAAAGTTTAAGACTAGCCGAGTTGGCGCGACTGAGAGCATATTCAAGATAAGTGCCCGATCAGTGTTTGCGTGACTGTAGTTGAGGTAGATCGCTTGGAAGGCTATTTGCCTTGCGCGACTCGCTTAGCCAATCTTCGAACTGTTGTCCATTTGCCCAAAGAGTCTGTAGGTGAGACTTGAAAATGGAACACATTGAATTTCCTTCTTCGTTATCGACGGGTTCAAATTTCATGCAAAAGCTTCGATTGTCGATGCGATTATCTTTGATTCCGACATGGTACGGGTCTACAAACATGGTTTTGTCGGCAGCAAACACTGTGCAGTTCATGCCGTACTTCGCAAACCGAATGTCAAAACTAGGAAATTTATTGTAAAGTTTTATCAATGTGGCAATATTGAGCTTGGAATCCAAGTGCTCTCCGCCACTGTTTATTCTGTTCCTGAAGGCCTTCTCGCCAGAGAAAGGGTCTAACAATATAACTCGAAAATCAATGTTGTTTTTTAGGCTTCTCTCAATGGCTGGCCAGTGTCGATATATGCTTGGCTCAAGATATGACGCGCCCGAGTTCGCACTAAGCCACAGCTGGTTCGCCTTCTTAATGGCCTCTTGTGTGGCTACGTTTCGCCGCTGTTGCTCACTCGGACTCAGCATATCAAAATAATCAACAAGGCCATGTGGGATTGCCGAATTGGCTAATTTCGCTGCTAAATCTTCTCTAACTGTAAAATCTATTAGCGAGGGGCGTATCTCGATGACTTTGAGTGCTATAAAGACGATTGAGGAGATTGCTGAAATCCAAAAGAAATGTGTCCACATCGTCTTTTGGCTAAAATAGGCTGCCCCAATAGCAGCAATAAATAAAACTATTTCAGCGATTTTGAGCCAAGACGCGATTTGCCTTCGGTTTGAATGTGCCATTTCGACTTGTGCTGGATTTATATGAGCCTAGTAAATCACAAAACGTTGACGGCATGGTGATGTGAAGCGCGCGGCTTAGGCGATTGGCCGCAGAGTGGCAGCGGAATCCCGCTTGAGCAATTCGGTACGCCTAGTGGACATGTCTTCGAAAGTGTGTGCTGCGTAGTGAGGACTGGCACGCTGCCGAGCTTCTCCCTTGAGACCGCTGAGGGTCCATCATCTTTTGAGCCGTCTTTCGCGCAGAGCTTTGTCGTTCTAGCCCCGTGACATGCCGATGGATGCTTATGCCTATACCGCGACATCTCGATTAAGCGCTGCTGGCAAGGCGACGGGGGCGCTTGCATTCAGTGCAAGAAGGGTCAAGTACCCTAAGACAGCTTGTCTACGTAGGGGGGGCTACGTCGCCTAATTGCGGCGCAGCATCGCCGGCAAGGTATTGTTGCGCAGGGGCATCAACTACGCGGTGCCGCTTTATGGGCACTTCAGTAATTGCTGCTGACCACCTCACTGACGCTATGACCCACGTGCGTGTTCTCCGAGGCGTTGAGCTTGATTGGCGCGTTGCTCAGGCCGGCTGGGCAGCACGCACTAGGCGCGGTCTGGTTGTAACTCTGGGGCCTGTGTTGGCACTGCCCACCAGCGCCAACCAATGCCCTTCAAAATTTTGGTGGTTCTGGCTCAACGTGCGAGTTATGAAAGTTCGCTTGCTCATTTATTGTCGTAGCATCGTCAAGCAGCTCCTGGCAATAGCCGAAGCGATGAAAGAACCTGTTGAGTCCGCAGGCCATTATTGTCCAATCCCCCTTTTTTGTTCGTCCGACATATAAATATTCAATCTTTATGATGTGGTCCGCGTACTCGTCAATATGTGGATGGACGATTTTGAAGGCCTCTGATGACGTCGGATAGCTTTTCCTGGCTGGTCTCTTCAATGGATCTTCCAATTGATTGAGAGTCTCTTGGTTTAATTTTATCTGATTGCAATCAGCACAAATAACGCAAAGATTGCGGGGTTCAAATATAAATCGCAGATGGGCCGATTTAGGAGCGATATGTTCGACTGGCGCTCCATGTGCTGCCAAATGTGACACCTTGTCCAAGCAATATGCACAAGTAAGTCGCTGCTCATTTCTGTAATGTTCCCTAACGATGCGCCTCAGGCCCTCAAGTTCGGCGAGGTCCCAGTCTTTATGGTTATGGCCCGGTCTGTTCGAGATTTCCTTTATCAGTTGCATTAGCGGTGCATCAAAATTAACCGCGTTAGATACGAGTGGCATAATATTTGAATGCCTCCTCTACAGTGCGTAGTAATTTGGCTGTTGGGTCACCTCTTTCAATGTTTGTAGAAAGGTGCATGAGGTGGTCGAAGTCATTTTTAACCGAAGCATCTACGCCAGAAGCTTTCATCCGCGAAATGAGACTAAATGCTAGTCTCGAAATATATTCATTCATCATGCCTGGCGCATCAAACAATTCCGCTAATTGATAGTCCGCAGATTTCTTAGAGAATTCGCTAGCTTGATAAATTCTACGCTTGGTTAAAGAAGTTACGAAGCAATTTATGCCAGACAGCCGAGCCACTAGTTGTGGTGAGTGCGTTGCGATTACGAATTGGCATTGCCTGAAGCGAGAATAGGCGTGCATCAGCATTGACATGAAATCTTCTTGCCACTTTGGATGAAGGCTGATTTCAGGCTCATCAATAAGTACTAGGGAGTCATCGTCAATGTGACCTGCAATACCAAGTAAAAGCACCAACAAACACTGCTCGCCTGAGCTCGCCTTTTTCAAGGAGAACGGACCTAGCTCATGTTTTCTGAGGTAAACATCTGCAAGTCGAACAAACCCTATATCTAAAGCTAATGCAAGAGCTTCTGCCGATTTCTTTTTGTTATAATCGCCTTTAAGCTTAGTTGCTAAGCTAAAATCAACGTCGAAGAGCTGGATAGCTCCAGCTCGCTTTCCGCCTTCAGACAACTCCTCCAAAATATCAGCAACCAAATGCAGCTGTTCCTCCGTCATGGAGAGGATGCGATCCAAGCGGCGTTCATCCACATTAATTCGCAACTTTTCAACAATTCGGGAAAGTCTTGGATGACTTGCTATTCTTTCATCGGAAGTCGGTCGATCACGACTTCTTCCGGGATGCATGGCTACCTTATATGCAAAACGTGCAACTGGAAACAAACCCATCTCGTGAAAAATGTGGGCCAACTCTGGAATGCCTTCCTGGGCTGAAATTTTAAATAAAAGGCCGCGAGTTGCTGAAGCCATTAGAGAAACTGAGGATGAGCTGCTGTAGAGGCCGTCACGCAGTCCGATGTAGGTGTAATGGTCGAGATGAGAGTGCTGAAACCTTTTTATCGGAAAGCGATCAAAAGGACTTGTCGAGATTGCAATTGTTCTGCGAAACGAAGGGGATGATATCTGTTCCCGGGAAAGATACTCTAAAATTCGACTCTTCCCCACGCCATTTTTGCCTACAACTATAGTGTAAGCATTGGTGTTGCGATTGAAGTCTTGCGGTAATAGTTCAACTTCACCTCCTTCAGTTGCGACCTTGGTTATATATGTGTGCAATATTTTTCTCCGGCGAGAAGTTGGTAATCATTAATGGCGAGGCTTGCTCGGTTATTAGCTAAGCCAATTTGTTGATTTGGCTTCCACATCACATCTTCGTTTTTCACCGATGGCGCTGGACTATGAGTAAAGCATGATCTGATGGCCTGCTTCATCATAGCTGTTGTGTTGCGTCTAGACATTTCATGGCAACAATTGGTTAGCGGCGAGGTGCCGCGATCCGGAAGCCCCGCCATCGTGCGGGGCTTCGTCATTTTGGGCCCCTAGTGACATTCCAATGGATGCCCATGCCTACACCGCAACAACACCTCGATGAAGCGTTGGCTGTTCGCCACCAACTGTTGCTGGGCAAGGCGACGGTGTCGCTTGCGTTCGGTGAGCGGCGGGTGGAGTACACCAAGGCAGAGCTGCCGGCGTTGGAGGCCTACATCGCCGAACTGCGCCGCACGATCGCCGGCAAGGTAACGCGGCGCGGACGCATCAACTATATGGTGCCGCGCTGATGGGTACTGCAGTACTTGCCGCCGATCGCCTCAAAGGCGCTGTAGCCCAGGATCGTGCTGTGCGCGCTGCACTCGCTGTAGCACCGCAGGTGCTGTCTGCAAGCGCTGACGACATCCAGGGAACGCGCTGGCGTGGTGCTTCGCGCACGCTTCGGAGCCTGCAGAACTGGCTGGCGCCGGTGGGCAGCGCCACTGCAGACTTGGAGCGCTACGAGCTGACCACGCTGCGGGCCCGCAGCCGCGACGCGATGCGTAATGCGCCGATTGCACGCAGTGCGCTGATGCGTTGCCGCACCAGCATTGTGGGGACGGGCTTGGTATGCCGCCCAGCCGTGGACCATGAAGCGTTGGGTATCAGCAGCGATGACGCGGAGCTGATCAGCACACGCCTGCGTGCAAGCTGGGAGCGCTGGGCGGAGGATCCGGCCGAGTGCGATGCCGAGGCGGCGCTCGATTTCTACGGCCTGCAGGCGCTTGCGCTGCTTTCGGCCATGTCGAGCGGTGATGTGTTTGTGCTGACGCCGCAGGAGCAGCGCAACGGTGGAGTGTCTGAGCTGAAGGTCCAGCTGGTAGAGGCAGACCGGGTCAGCAATCCCAATGAGGCGGGCGATACGCCCAATTGCGTTGATGGCATTGCCATTGTCGGCGCCACACCGGTGGGCTGCTGGATCCGGAATACGCACCCGGGTGACCGAGTGGATATGCGCATGGCTGCCTGGCAGTTCTACGCGTACTTCGGCCAGGAGACGGGCCGTCGGCGTGTGCTGCATATCTGGAACGACAAGGAGCGGCCGGGCCAGGTTCGAGGGGCGCCTTACCTGGCGCCGGTGCTGGAACCGTTGAAGCAACTCGAACGCTACGGCGATGCCGAGCTGATGGCAGCGGTGATCAGCGCCATGTTCACCGTGTTCATTGAACGCGACACAGAGCTGGCGGACGGCGATGGCAATGCGCTGGGTCTGTTTGGCGCCACTGAGGAGCAGCCAACGATTGCGTTGGGCAATGGCGCAGTGGTGGATTTGGCTCCCGGCGAGAAGGCCAGAAGCGAGTCGCTCAACCGCCCTAATGTGAACTTCGATCCGTTCTTCACGGCCGTGGTGAAGCAGATCGGCGCAGCACTGGAACTGCCGCTGGACGTGCTTATGCTGCAGTTCGACCGCAGCTACTCGGCGGCCCGTGCGGCCATGCTGGAAGCCTGGCGGTTCTTCAACCTGCGCCGGTGGTACTTGGTGCAGCAGCTGTGCCAGCCGATCTACGCGCTGCATATCGACGAGGAAGTTGCAGCAGGCCGCCTGGTGCTGCCTGGCTACAACGACCCGATCCGCCGACGCGCTTGGACACGTGCGCTGTGGATTGGCCCCGCACGCGGATCCATGGACGAGCAGAAAGAAGCGGGCGCGGCCAAGACGCGCATCGAGATCGGCGTGAGCAACGAGGCCATGGAAACCGCCGCCATGAACGGCGAGGACTGGAACGCGGTGTATGCCCAGCGCGTGCGCGAGGTGAACCGCCGCAAGGCAGATGGCGTGTACGCGCCAGCGCAGCCTGGGCCTGCCGCACCGCAGGCAGCTGCAGACGATGCCGACGCTGCGGGCAACGGCCGCACAGGAGACGCTGCATGACTGACGCCTATCACCTGGCCGCCAGTCGGCCGTGGCTCATTCAGCGCGAATCGCTGGAAACGATCCTGGCCGTCGCGCAGCGCGCCGGCGACCCACAGGCGCTACAGACGCGCCTGGGGCGCCCGCTGGACAACGCCCGGAAGGTGGCAATGCGCGATGGCGTAGCCGTGATTCCGGTGACCGGGCCAGTATTTCGCTACGCCAACATGTTCACCGAGATCAGTGGCGCCACCAGCACCCAGCTGCTGGCGACCGACTTGCAGGCCGCGCTCGACAACCCCTACGTCAAGGCGGTGGTGTTGGAGTTCAACACGCCGGGGGGAGAGGCCAGTGGCATTGGCGAGCTCTCCGACACCATCCACGCCGCCCGCGGCGCAAAACCGATCGTGGCATACGTGGGCGACCTGGCTGCATCGGCTGGTTACTGGCTGGCCAGCGCCTGCGATGAGGTGGTGATTGCAGAGACCGGCATGGTCGGCTCCATTGGCGTGGTGATGTCGTACCTAGATACCTCAGAGCGCGATGCCAAAGCCGGCGTGCGAACCCTGGAGATTGTCTCCAGCCAATCGCCAGACAAGCGGCTGGACCCGAAGACCGACGCCGGCCGCGGCAAGGTCCAGACAATCGTCGACGCGCTGGCAGAGGTCTTTGTGAGCTCTGTGGCGCGCAACCGTGATGTGCCCGTGGACACCGTGCTAGCCGACTTCGGCCGTGGCGGCGTGTTGTTGGGTGCTGACGCGGTCAAGGCCGGCATGGCCGATCGCATCGGATCACTTGAAGCCGTGATCACCGAGCTGGCCGGTTCCGCCAGTACTCCCAAGAGGAAGACGCCTATGAGCAACTCCAACGGGCAGGTCACGGTTTCCACCACCGACGATCTGCGTAACGCACTGGCTGCCGGCAAGACCGCGGACCAGATTGTCATCGCCAGCAACGAGACCGCGATTGCAGCAGCACGGGGCGAGGGCGAAATCACTGGCCGCGCCGCCGCAGCCGATGAAGCGGTGAAGGCCGAGCGCGCCCGCATCACTGGCATCCAGTCCATGGCTCGGGCCGGTTTCGATGCCGAGATGCAGGCGGCCATCGAGAGCGGCGCAAGCCCGGAAGCCTTCGCAATGACGCTACTCAAGGCGGCGCAAGACCGCGGCATCACGCTGGATTCCATGCGCCGCGATGCGCCGCCCGCAGCCTCGCATGCACGTCCGGGCCAGGACGGCGCAACACCCAAGGTGGCCCGTTTGTCCACCACCGACATCTACGCCCGGCGCCAGGCCGGCGCATCGCAGCTCAAGTAAGGAACCGACCCGATGAGCACCAAGATCGAACTCAATCGTACTGGCGATTTCCTGCTCTCCGAGGCGCCCGGCACCTATTCGCGTGAAAACCGCATTCTGGCTGCTGGTCAGGTGTGCGTTGCCGGCACCGTTCTTGGCGCGGTGACCGCATCCGGCAAGTTCGGCGCGCTGGATCCCTCGCTGGCTACCGGCGTCGAGGACGCCGCTGGCGTGCTCTGGGCCAGCGCCGATGCCGCCGAGGGCGACATTGCCGTTGTCGTGATCGAGCGCAACGCCGAGGTCAAGGCCGAAGGCCTGATCTGGCCGGACGACATCACCGCCGAACAGAAAACCACCGCGATCGCGCAGCTCATCGAGCTGGGCATCGTCCTGCGCTGATCCGAGGAAACCTTTCATGCCCGCACAACTCATGTCCGATGTCTTTGCCGCTGACGCCTTCAGCGTGCTGTCGCTAACCGACGCCATCAATGCTGTTCCCTTCATTCCCGGCCGCGCCGGCCAGGTCGCCGGCTGGGAGGAGGAGGGCGTGGCGACCACCACCATCCTGATCGAGGAAGACGGCGGCGAGCTGCGCCTGGTCAACCCAACGCCTCGCGGCGGCCCCGGACAGGCGTTTGCGTCGGACAAGCGCAAGGCGCGCGGCCTGGTCGTCCCGCACTACCAGGTGGACGATTTCATTGCGGCCGACAGCGTGCAGAACGTGCGTGCCTTCGGCCGAACCAGCCAGCTGGAGAGCCTGCAGGAGCGTGTCAATGCGCGCCTTCGACAGCACGTGCAGTGGAAGCTAGACCCGTCGCTGGAGTTCCAACGCGTGGGTGCGATCAAAGGCCTGATCCTTAATGCTGATGGCTCGGTGCTCTACAACCTGTTCAACGAGTTCGGCGTCGAACAGGAATCGGAGGTCGACTTCGACCTGGACAACGCCAACACGGCCAGCGGGGCGCTGCGTCGCAAAGTGGCTGGCGTCGTGCGCAAGATCGCTGACAACCTGGGCGGCGTTCCGGTAGGCGCCATCCACGCCTTCTGTGGCGACAACTTCTTCGACGAGCTGTTGGCACATCCAGAGGTGCGCGAAAGCTACACCGGCACGCCGATGGCGCAGGTGTTGCGCGAGGGGTACGTGACCCCGTCCGGTACGGTCTACGGCGTGTTCGAGTTCGGCGGCGTCATCTGGGAGAACTACCGCGGCAAGGTGGGTGCGACCTCGTTCGTCGACACGGACAAGTGCCACGTTTTCCCCATCGGCACACCTGGCTTGTGGCGCACGGTCTATGCACCGGCGGACTACGAAGAGACCGTCAACACCATCGGCCTGCCGCGTTACACCAAGCAGTATCCGACTGCGAACGGAAAGGGCCGCTCGCTCGAGTCGCAGATGAACGCGCTGAGCTACTGCACGCGTCCCAAGTCCTTGATCAAGGGCAAGCGCACCTAATCGTCACCCCTCTGCAGGTGCGCTTGCGCCTGCGGCTCTCTCTCGCCCATTCCTCGAAGGATCACCACATGGCCCCGCCGCGCGGCGTCCGCAACAACAATCCAGGCAACATCGATCGCACGGGTGTGGCCTGGCAGGGCGAAGATCGCACTGCGGCTGCACGCGCACGGGAGGCGCGCTTTGCCGTGTTCGATACGCCCGAATACGGCTTTCGGGCGCTGGTGAAGACGTTGCTGACCTATCAGCGCAAGCACGGCCTGCGCACGGTGCGGGGCATCATCAACCGTTGGGCGCCACCGGTGGAGAACGACACTGGCGCCTACGCGCGCCAGGTGGCCACTGCGCTGGGCGTGGACGTTGACCAGCGCATCAATGTGGAAGCGCCGGCCACGGCGTTTCAGCTGGCAAAGGCGATCGCCAAGCACGAGAACGGCGGCAACGTCTGGGGCGATGCCGTCATCTGGGACGGCGTGGAGCTGGCGGGGATTGCCCGGTGATGGACGGCGGCGCCACCGTGGTGCTCAAGACGGCCGCGCTGCTGGTGGCCACCAGCGCAGGTAGTGCGGTTGTCACCGAGGTGATCACTGGCAGCGAGCACTTGTTCCTGGGCATTCCGCAGTCGTGGTTCCTGGCTGCGGTGGTGGGCGCGTTGGTGGGTCTGCTGCTGCTCAGTGAGATCGACGTGGGCAAGGTGTCTGCACCCAGCGGCGGCCCGGGCGTGCAGTGGCTGACGCTGCTGCTGCGCGTGGGCTTGCTGGGTCTGTTCGTGCTGGGGTTTGCGCTGGCGGCCGGCTGGATCGTGGTGGCGCTGGCCAACTACTTTCCATCTGTGAACCGCATTGGCATTGCGGTGAGTGGGCTGAGCGGTTTCATCATCAAGCCGATGTTGCCGCACTACCTGGGCGCGCTGCAGAAGTGGTCCGACCGGCTGGCTGGGCGCGCTGGAGGTGCTGCGTGAGCATTTACCTCGTGAGCCTGGTCAGCACGCTGGCCGTGTTTTGTGCGACGACGTGGCAGCTGCTGCACACCTTTCATGCCGGCGAGCGTGCGCGCGACCGCGCTGCCTGGGCGCTGCGTGGGGCCTGCCTCATCGGTCTGGCGGTCGGCATGTTGGGCATCTTTCTGCACGACCTGGCGCAGCACACGCCGGCACCCTGGTACGTGCTGCTCGTGCGCGGTTGCCTAACGGTGTTGCTGATCTACCCGTGCCGTCGCCGGGAGAGTGCCCGATGAACATCCTGGCCTTCTTGAGGGCGCTGGTGGCGCTGGTGTTTGGCTGGGCGGCCGATGCGCTGGTCTGGCTGCGCAAGCCAGGCAGCCGGCTGAAGGTGGTGTGCGCGCTATTGGCCGCATTGCTGTCGGTAGCCGCGCTTACGTCGTATCGCAAGGGCCAGCAGGTGATAGTGGTGACACGCCAGGTGGCGCAGTGCCAGAGCGATCGCACTGCGGCGCTGGAAGCGGCGCAGCTTAAGCGCGCCGAGTTGGAACGCAACAACGCGGACAAGGACGCCGCGCTGGCGACCATCGCTGCCAAGTTAAACGCCGAGGCCGAAAAGCTGCGCGTGCTGCAGGAGCGCAACGCAGGCATGCGTGACAAGACCGAAGCCGCCAAGGCTGCCGCAGACCGCAGCGCCAAGGCGTTCAAACACGAATACGACCAACGCCCGGCCGAGTGCACCGCTGCATTGCAGGCGCTGGCCGCGGCATGCCCCAGCCTGGGAGGCTACTGATGCGCGCTCTGCTCACTGTTGTGCTGCTGGCCGCGCTGCTGGCCGGGTGTGGCAACAAGGCCGCCCGCCCGGATCCGGCGCGCCTGATCGTGGTGACACCTGCGCCGGCCGTGGTTGCTGTGCCGGTGCGCACCTATGTTGAGATCGATTGGCGTCTGACCCAGCGCTGCCCGTGGGTGAAGAACGGCACGCTGGAGCAGGTGCTGGACGTCTCGCGTGGGCGCAAACGCTGCCTGGAGTTCTACGAGGCCAACCTGGGCGAGATCGAACAGGTGCAGGGCACGCCGGCGGGCGAGGGCAGCCCGTGAGCCAGATCCGCATCGCCGTGGATGCTGACAACCTGCTGGGCCGTCAGTTCAGTGCGCTGGAGCGCGAGCAGCTGCCGTTTGCCATCGTGCAGGCGTGCAACGCCACCGCCTTCGAGATCCGCGAGGTGTGGAAACGCACCGCGCCGCGCGTGTTCGACCGACCGACGGCGCTGACCATCAACGCGGCGATGTACCGCAAAGCGACCAAGGACCGTCTGTTCGCCGAAATTTTTCTGCGCGACGAGGCCTTCAAGGGCACGCCGCCGGCCAAGTATCTGCGCACAGAAGTGGAGGGCGGCCAGCGGCGCAAGAAGGGTTTCGAAGTGCTGCTGCAGGCCAAGGGCCTGATGCCGGCCGGCCAGTTCGCGGTCACCGGCCGCGGTGCGCGCACAGACCAGTACGGCAATGTCCCCGGTGGCCAGGTGACCGCGATCCTGTCGCAGCTGGGCGCACAGCGCGACGCCTACCAGAACGCCAACACGGATGAGCCCAAGCGACGCAACAACGAGCGTAGCCGCGCCGATTACCTGGGCCGCACGCGTTTGAACACCGTGGCGGTGATGCAGCGCACCGTTCGCCGCGGTGGGCGCTACTTCGCACTGCAGCGCCAGCGCGGCAAATTGGCGCCGGGTATCTACGAGCGCATCGGCACCGGCTTCGGTAGTGCGGTGCGCAGCGTGTTTGTGTTCACCACGCGCGCCACCTACACGCCGCGCTACGACATCTACGGCCTGGCTCAGCGCACCTGGGACAAGCTGATGCCGTTCTATTTCAACCGCGAGCTGGACAAGGCCATCCAAAGTGCGATCGCCCGGGTGCGTGCATGAGCCAGCGCGAGTTCCTTCAAGCCTTCGATGCAGCCGCCTTTTCGGCCTTCGCTGCGGTTGGCTTGGCCGACGGCGATGCGCGATACCAGGCCCCCGATGCCGCGGAATCCGTGTCGTGCACCGTGCAGATCGATCGCGACGTGCGCGACTTCGGCGGCGACCCGGCGCCGGTGAGCACCGGCTACATACTCGTGACCTTCCAGCGCGCCGAGGTGCAGCCGGCCAAGCGCGGCCGGCTGCTGCTGCCCGGCGAGACGCTGGTGCTGGCGGAGCGCGTGCGGCAGGACGAATCCATCAGCCAGTGGGTGGCCGACCATGGCTAGCCCACGCGAGAGCCTGCGCGCAGCGGTCGGCGCTTGTCTGCAGCGCATCAGCCGCGCCAGCGGCTACCAGACCGATGCCGGCACCAGCCTGACGTTGGAGCCGGGACAGGTCGACGAAGACGCAAACGCGGTGCTGACCGTGCTGGTAGCCAAGCAACAGCGCGCCAGCGAGAGCGCACTGACGCGCACGCATCGGCTCACGACGCTGGTGATCGTGGCAAAAGCGCCTGCGCCGCTGGACACCGCGCAGGCGCAGCTGGACGCGTTGGTGTCCGACATCGAACTGGCCATGGCCGACCAGCAGTTTCGATACCCGCCTGGCATCCAGTTCCCGCAGTACGTGTCTATGGAGCCGGTGAAGCCGGAAGCCGGCATGAGCTGGATCGGCGCGCTGCTCACCTACCAAACCCACATCCCCATCATCTGACGCCGCCTGCGGCACTTACGAGGAGCTTCCATGCCCATCAATTCCCCCGATTACAGCTACCTGGGTAGCGGTGAGCTGCACCTGCGTAAGCGTGGTGCGGCCAAGCCGTTCCGCGGCGTTGGTAACTGCTCGGCGTTTAGCTTTTCGCCGCAGACCAATCGCATCAACCTGCTCGACAGCACGCAGCCCGGTGGTGGCAACCGCAATTCGGTCGATCGCGTGACCGAAGTGCAGGTGAGCTTCACCCTGCACGACTTCAGCGCGGAAAACTTTGCCGATGTGCTGCGCGGTACGGCCACGGCCATTGTGGCCGGTAACGCCGTGGACGATGCCGTGGTGGCCTACAAAGACGGCGTGACGCCGTTGGCCAACCTTGCCGCCGAGATCACCGCAGTGAAGCCGGCCACCGGTGCTGCGGTGTATGCCAAGGGCAAGGACTGGGACATCAAGAACGGCGCGCTCTACGTGCCGGCAGATTCGGCCATCACCGACCCGGTGGATGGTGCGGCCAACATCAAGGTGACCTACAGCTTCGGCGCGGCCGAGCGTCTGCAGGCGTTGGTCAATCCCAACGAAGAGTACGAGTTGCTGTTCCTGGGCTTCAACGAAGCCCGCAGCGGCAAGAAGGTGCGCGCACAGGCCTACCGCGTGTCCGGTGGCGTGATCGGCGAGTTGGCGTTGATTGGTGAGCAGTACGGCGCCGGCACCGTGACCGGCACGCTCAGCAAGGACACCAGCAAGCCGGCCGGCGTGTCGCAGTACTTCACGTGGGATGCGGAGAAGTGATGGATGACCTCGACGTACTGAGCCCGCCGACGCGAACGATCACGTTCCGCGGTGAGCAGCTGGAACTGGCGCCTTTGACGCTGGCGCAGATCGGCCCCTTCATCAGAGCAACCCGGCCGATCATCGGCCGGGTGATCGTCGCTGCCAGCCTCGTCAGTGCAGGCGCCACCATTGAAGTGGCGGCGTTGATGATGGATGTGCTTGAGCAGGACGCCGAGGCCTTCGCGAAGGGCGGCGCCATCGTCTCCGGCAAACCGGAAGCCTGGATTGCTTGCGGCTCACTGGCAGATGCCGCTGCGCTGGTCGAGGCAGTTGTGGAGCTCAACGAGGATTTTTTCGGCCAGCGCCTGCCGAGCCTGATGCGAGCCGCCAGCAAGGCGATCGACGCAGTGGGGATGACGCAGGCGCAAGCGGTTGGGCAGACCTCATCCACTTCCTCGTCGCACGAGGCCACCAGCGTCGAGACGTCGTGACCTACACCATGGCGCAAGCCAAGGCATTTGCGGCAGCTGCTGTGCGCGATGACCGCTATCAGCTGCAGCAGCGTGAAGCATCCATGGCGCAGGCCGTGCGGATGGCAAGGGGCGCCGAGTCTGCCGCCTTTACGAAGTACCTCAACGATCTGACCCGGTAAATGGCCGACCAATCAGCAAACTTGCGTGTTCGCATCAGTGCGGACGTCAACGACATCAAGCAGGGCCTCGCGTTACTGCGGGGACAGCTGACTGACCTGCGCAAGCAGGCAGGTACCCCGTTTCCTGCAAACGATCCGATCAAGCAGCTGGGCGTCTCCGCTGGGCAGACGCGTCAGGCGATGGCCCAGCTGCCGATGCAGTTCACTGACATCTTTACCAGCATCCAAGGTGGCATGCCTTGGTTCACGGTGCTGGTGAAGCAGGGCGGGCAAATCAAGGACAGCTTTGGCGGGGTTGGTCCTGCACTAAAGGGCGTCTCCGGTGCAGTTCTGGCAATGGTCAATCCACTAACCGTGAGCGCAGCTGTGGTTGCCGCGCTGGCCTTGGCCTGGAAGCAGGGTGAGGATCGATCATTCGCCTTTAGCAATGCCCTGCTTGCCACGGGGAATTATGCCGCTACCTCCACCGCACAGCTGGAGGGCTTGGTTTCGAAGCTGGATCAGTTGGACGGCGTTTCGCTGGGCGGTGCTCGGGAGGCGGTGCTCAAGGTTGCCGAGTCCGGAAAGTTCACCGGTCAGCAGTTCGAGCAGGTTGCCGCGAGTGCGGCACTGATGCAGGCCGCTACCGGGCAGGCGATCGACGCAACAATCGCCAAGTTCGAAGACATCCGCAAGAACCCGGTTGAGGCGTTGCTCAAACTCAATGAGACCGAGCACTTTCTCACTCAGACACAGCTCGACCGCATCAATACGCTGGTCGAAGAGGGTAACAAGCAGCAGGCTGTTGCTGAGGCGGTGCAGCTCTACGACACGCATCTGGAGAGCGTTGCGCGGCGTGCTCAGTCGGACATGCCGGCGATGTCCAAGGCATGGACCAGCATCAAAGACGAGGCATCTGGCGCGTGGGGCGAGGTCGAGAAGTATGCCGATCTGCTGGAGCGTGTGATCTCGAAACAGGACGCCCTGGGAGATAGCGTCGTCTGGAAACGGCTGAGCGCTGCATTGGCCAACTCTGGAGGCGTTATTGGTGGCCTTGCGCATTATTCGGGGCTGCTGGACGAGATTGCGGAAAAGCAGGGTCAGGTCGAAAAGAGCAGTGCGGGCCAGATCATTGGCGGCGGCTTACTCAATTCGATGGGAGCGCTTGGCAGCCTCATCAAGCAATCCAAGGGGCTGCTTGAAAGTGCTGCAGGACCCGACTTCTCCAACGTGATCGCCACTGTCGATCAGGGGCCTGTGGTCGATTCGGATGCATATACCAAAGAGCAGGAGGCGCGCACCAAGTTCAAAGAGCAGGGCGTGCAGTATCTGAGCAAGCAGCTGCAGTTGGAAAAGAGCATCGCGGACATGCGAGAGTTAGCGGCGCGGGCTGGCATCACCGATACCAAGGTGTTGCAGCAGCGAGAACAAGCCATGAGGGACACTGCGGCGGCGGCCGGGGCAAAGGGAGCCGCTGGTCTCGCATCGTCGACGCGCTCGGCAGGCTTGCAAAGCATCAAAAATGCGTTGACTGCCGAGCAGTCGCAGATCACCACCAGCACTAAGGTGCTGCAGGCGCAGTACCAGGCGCGCGAGGTGTCGGCCGAGACCTACTACCAGCGCATGCGTGAGCTGGCAGAGCGCGGCACTGCCGCAGAGGCGCAGTCGCTTCAGAAGCAGATCGATTACCTCAATAGCCGCAACGTCAGCGGCAAGCAATCGATCGACGTCAACAAGCAGGTTGGCGAGCTGGAGGCGCAGCTGGCCAAGGTGCGCACCGAGGGTGCCGCGGCCCTCGAGGTGTTGTCCACCGAAGAGGGCAAGCTGAAGAAGCAGCGCGAGGACGCGCTTGCTTCCTACAAGGCAGCGCTCGACGCCAGCACCGATGCGCTACAGGAAGACATGGACGCCATGATCGCGCGGGTTGGCGCGGGCGATCGCGAGTTCGAGATCCAGCAGCGCCTCAATGGCGTCTACACGGAACAGGCGCAGCGTCTTACCGAGCTTGCGTTGCAGAAGAACACCGGGCGCATTGACGAAGCCACTGCCGCTGCAGAAGAGCAGGCAGTGCGCGCTGCAACCGAGCGCCGTGTCCAGGTCATCCGCGAAGGCTATGTGCGCATGTCCGAAGCCCAGGCCGACTGGGGCAGGGGCGCGTCGGCCGCATGGGCCAACTATCGCGACGGGGCGAGCAACGCAGCTGGCGCGGTGGAGAGCGCCACCACCTCGGCACTGACTTCGTTCGAGGACATGGTGGTCAAGGCCACGACCAACGGCAAAGTCAGCTTCAGGGACATGGCGAATTCGATCATCGCCGATTTTGCGCGGATCACCGTGCGCAAGGGCATCAGCAGCCTTTTGGGTGGAGTGTTCGGTGGTGGGGCCAGCGTTGGCACCGTGCAGCGCGAAACGATTCCGCTGCAAGGCTGGGACACCGGTGGCTACACAGGGCCGGGTGGCAAGTTCGAGCCGGCCGGCGTGGTGCATAAAGGCGAGGGCGTGCTCAATCAGCGCGATATCGCCTCGATCGGTGGGCCTGGTGCGTTCCTTTCCCTGCTCAGCACGATACGCAGTGGGCGTGGATACGCTGCCGGCGGTTTTGTCGGTGGCGGCGCGCTGCCCGTAGCCAGGGGCGGCAACAACGTAAGCGTCGAGATCCAGAATTACAGCGGGCAGCCCGCCACACAGGAGCGGAGGACCCAGCGCATGCCGGACGGCCAGGAACTGGAGAAGTGGGTCATCCGCATTGGTGCCACGAACATCGCCCAGGGTGGGGAAATGGCGGGCGCAATTGAAAGCCGCTTCGAAACGAGGAGGCGCCGCTGATGGCCGTTTTCCCATCTTATGCGGGCGTGTTGTACGACACCGTTCGCCGCTCTTTTGATCCTGCTGTGTTGCGGACCGAGATGGAACGCGGCGTGCCCAAGCAACGCGTACTCAACACGGGTGTGCTGGTGAAGCTTGCGATGACCTTGGACTTTGCCACGCCGGCAGACGCCATGGCGTTCGAGAATTGGTATTTCGACGATATCCGCCGCATCGGTTGGTTCGCTTTCGTGCATCCACTGGGCGGCGCAGCACTTCAGGCGCGTTTCGAGAACGGTGGCATCGGTGAACTCCGTCCTGTCGAAGGCGCGGATCGCCCGTGGCAATGCGATGTCACGGTGGAGTACTTGCGATGAGTGCCTTTCAGGAGCGCCGGCAGCGCGTCACCGACGACGACACCACGGCACCGCTGGAACTGCTGGAAATGACCGCGCCTTCGTTCGGTGCAGTACTTCGCATTTGCAACGACACGCGCGATTGGGTGAGCAACGGAAACATCTACAAGGGGTATCCGTTCCGCTTCACCCCGCCTAAAGATTCGGCCGGGCAGACGCCTCGGGCGCAGCTGGAGGTGGACAACGTCGGGCGCGGCATTACCGAGGATCTGGAGCGGGTGCAGCCCAACGAGCTGGTGATGTGCCGTTACTTGATCACCGATCGCGTGCAACCCGACGTCATTGCGCGGCGCCTCTACCTTCCTCTGATACAGGTGCGCGCCGTCGGCCCGCTGATCACCGCGCAGATCGGCGTTGACTTCTTCATGGGGCAGCAGGCCGTAAAGCTGCGCGCCAACCAATTCACCCTGCCGGGGATCTTCTGATGCGGGCAAGTGAGGTTGAGAGGTTCCTCAATATCCCCTACGACGCCGACAGCTACGACTGCGCGGATCTGGTGGTGCAGGTGCAGCGCGAGCTGTTCGGCCGCGAGGTGCAGATGCCAGAACGGCGCCCTCGCGGTGTAGAGGGGCAGGTGGCGCTCGGCGAACTGTCTCGCGCGTATGCCGCACCCACCGCCACACCGGTTGACGGCGACCTGGTGCTGATGTTCGACAAAGGCCAGAGCCGGCCCGGGCACGTCGGCATCTTCTTTTACCTGGCCCATGAGGGCTGGGTGCTTCACACAACCAGCGCGCTCGGCAGCAGCTGGCTGCACCGGACGCGCGAGCTGCCGGACTACGGCGCAAGGATCGAGGGCTACTACCAATGGAACGAGTGAACGCAATTGAGTGCCGCATCCCGGACAGCGTCGTCGAGGTCACCATTCGTTCCCCTGTGACCTACAGACTAGTCAAAGTAAATGCGAAAGATTCCGCGCCGGTAGTCCAGGATAAGTTTGCCTTGGCGGAGCAGGTTCCGGCCAAGAATTGCGAAGTAGGGGCAGCCGTCAATGCCCGGTGATCTGATCACGTCTGCGTGCACCGTGATTGATGTCCCATCCGACATAGGGATGTGGAAGGTGCAGTCGTGAGCCTGCGAGTCCATCTTGCCGGTGACGCCTGCATACGATGTGGCACGCACGAACGCCTTGGCAGCGTTGTCAAAAACGGTAGGTGCAGCGTGGGTGTAGTCGCACCCCGTATCTACGAGCATCAGCCCGAAAAGTCGGCGGGCGGGATCCCGGGCCGTCTCAAACTCAACCGCGATTACCGGCAATGGTTCGCCTTGGCTGGCGTCGTTTGGGTCAGCCGGAGCACCCGACGCATCCACAAATCGTATTTCTGCATATCGATCTTCCTTGTCCATTCGGCTCCCTCTGCATACGAGTCCGCGCATGTTATCTGAATATCCCTCCTTGACTGCGCCCGCTACTGACGGCCAGCTGGTGCTCACTCCGCACCCGGTCACCCTGGAAGGGCAGCGCCATATCGCGATGGATCTGCAGCCGGGCGAACGCCTGTGCGAATTTCTGCACCGTCACGTGATCGACCTGGACCAAGGTGAGTGGACGGTGTCTATCGGCGGCCGCGTGGTGCCCCGGCATCTCTGGGCGCACGTTTATCCCAAGGATCGCCAGGTCATCGAGGTGCGTGGAGCGGTCGGTAGGAACGCGCTGTACATCGTTGCGATGATCGCGCTGACTTACTTCACCTTCGGCATCGGCTCGGCTGCTGGCTGGGGTGCGGGCGCGGCGGCGGGTGCATTTGGCGGTGGCGTCGCCGGCGCAGTGTTCGCATCTGCGGTCTTTGTCGCAGGTTCGATCGTGATCAACAAGGTGCTTGGGCCGAAGGTTGAAAAGCCTTCGGAGAGCACCGCCGGTACGGTCTTCAGTCTTGGCGCAGCGCGGAACCGCTCGCGTCCATACGAACCGCTGGGGTTGCTGTTCGGCCGCATGCGTATCGCGCCAGACATCGCCAGCAACATCTACTCGTGGTACGAGGGCAACAACCAGTACATCGGCATGGTGCTCACCCCGGGCATTGGCGTTGGCCGCGTCGGCGCGTTCTCCAATGGGGATACGTTGCTGTCGAGCTATGAAGGCGTGAGCGTCTACCACGCCGGCTACAGCCAGATGCCGGAGCAAACGATTCCGCTGTACAGCAACGTCGACACCGTTGACGGCGGCGAGCTGCCTGACACGGCCGACTTTGTGACCCGCACTACCAGCGCCGACACAGTGCGCATCCTGATCAACCTGGAATATATGCTGGGTGGACTGGGCACGTCGGGCAAAGCCTACAACGTCTCCGAGACGGTACAGGTGCAGTACGCGCCGGCGGGCACCGGCATCTGGCAGACGCTCGCCACGCAGACCTACACCGGCGACAAGTTGGACGTCAGCAAGCGCGCGACGCTGTCGGCAGACGTTCCGAAAGGCCAGTACGACGTGCGCGTACGCATCCTCGGTCTTGGCAATTACGACGGCGACAACACCCAGCGCAACGACTTCCAGTGGTCGACGATGGGCAGCGTGCAGGCCGACACCGCAACGTATGCCGGCATCTCGCGCACCGGCATCATCATGAAGGCCACCGGGCAGCTCAACGGCCAGCCCGACGAGCTGCGCGCCGAGCATGTCGCCGCGCCGATCCCGGTGTGGCGCAACGGCGCGTGGGTAACAGAGGAAACCAGCAACAACGGCGCCCACATCCTCAAATACGTCCGCGGCTATTACGACCAGAACGGCAGGCTCATCGCCGGCATGGGCAAGAGCGATGAGGAGATCGACATCGAGTCGCTGCAGGGCTTCATGGCCCACTGCGAGGCGAACGGCTACACCTACAACTACTGGCTGACCGAAGAACGCACACACGACGAGGTGCTGCAGGCGATTGCGCTGGCCGGCATGGGACAAACCACCTGGGCAGGTGGCCGCCTGTCAGTGGTGTGGGCCGCGGACGAGCAGCCGCTCTCCGGCGTGGTCAACATGGCCGAGATGAAGAAGGGCAGCTTCAGCGTGGACTACACGCTGGCCAGCGCTGCCGACGGCATCGAGTACAGCTATTTCGACAGCACCACCAACAAGGTCGAAACCCTGCGCGTGCCGGCGCCGGGTGTGGAGACGATGCTCAACCCGGCACGGCTCACCGGTGAGGGCATCGACCGCGAAGCGCATGCGGTGGAAATGGCGCGCTACCACTTAGCCCAGAGCCTATTCCAGTACAAGGACATCGGCTTCGCGCAGGACCTGCAGTACCTGTCCTATCGCCGCATGTCGATGCTGTCGATCTCGCACGACCTCACGCAGTGGGGCTTCGGTGGTCGCATCGTGGCCGCCGAGCGCAGCCCGCTGCTGGGCACGGTCACACTGACGCTGGACGAGCCGGTGCCACCGCCAGATGCACGTAGCGCTTTCATCGGACTGCGCATCCCGGGTGAGGCGGTGTACCGCACATTTCGCGTGCGCAGCTTCACCGAGGCAACCGATACCATCCAACTGGTCGAGGAATGGCCGGACGACGCACCGCTGCCGGGCGCGGGCTATGCGGATTCGATGGTGCAGGGCGGCTGGCAGGACAACCCGGCCCACGACACGGTGTGGATCTACGACTTCAAGGCCACCCCGGGACTGCGTGTGCGCGTGGTGGCAATCGAGCCGGAGAGCGATCTGAAGGGTGCCAGCATTAGCGTGGTGCCGGAAGACGCAAGGTTCTGGATCTTCGTCAAGACCGGCCAGTACATACGGCCAGAGAGCGGGTCGTCCCTGGCCACGCGCCCGATCGTCAGCAATCTTGCGATCAGCGAGGACCAGATCACCACCGGCGACGTCACCGCGACAGACCTGGTGGCCACCTTCGATATCAGCGGTCCGTTCGATCACGCTGTGGTCTATGCCTCGGCGTCGGACGGCAACGGTGAGCTGCAGGAAGTGGCACAGACGCGCACCCGCACCGCGCGGTGGCGCATCCCGCGCGCAGGCACCTACACGCTCAACGTGCGCCCGTTCGGCCCGGATGGGCAGATGGGTGTCGGCGCCTCGCTGATCTACACGACCATCGGCGCCGACGCACCGCCGGTAAATTACGACCTGTTCGACGTGGAGGAGATCTCCGGCGGTATCCGGCGCTACACCTGGGGCTTCTGGAACGACACCATCCGTTCGGCCAACCTGGCCGGCGCGGAGATCCGCTATGCCCATGCACCGGAGCAAGGCGCGCCGATGCCGGCGTGGGATGCCATGACGCCGGTTGGCGACAGTGGCTACCACACCGGTGCTTTCGACTCGCCCATTCCGGCCTCGGGCAAGTGGACGTTCGCTATCCGCTCGCGCAATACCAACGGCACGCTGTCGGTGGCGGCCAAGTACGTCACGAAGACGCTCGGCAAGAACCTGGGCGAGCTGCAGGAGGAGATGCAGCAGGCCATCGACCAGACCACCGAAGAGGTCCGGCAGGGCTTCCTGGAAGCTGCGGCGCGCGACCGCCAGATCGCCGAGGCCGCTCTGGCGGCAGCCAACAAGGCGCGTGAGGACGCGATCGCACATGCGGACGCGCTCAATGCCACCCTGGGCGACCTGGTCAACGCTGACGAATGGAACGCGACTTCGCAGTATCCGAAGGGCGACTTCGTGCGCCACGACGGGCGGCTGTACCGGGCGCGGGTGCCAAACTCCGGCGTGGTGCCAGCGGGCAACGACGCCACCTGGCAGAACGTCGGCAACTACGCGAGCGCGGGCGAGGCGATGGCCGCCGCAGTCGACATGGCAACGCAGACGGCGAACAACCTGGCGGCCGAGGTCACCCGGTTATCAGCGGTGTATGCCCGCCTACCTGCGGGCGACGGGCAGCTGGCTCCATCCGCATGGGTTTCAGAGGGTTTCACGGCACTGACGAATACCGACGCTGCGCTGGGGCGGCGAGTTGGCACCATGGAAGCCCGCATGCCTGCCGGTACTGGCGGTTTGGAGACTTCTGCGCGTGTCACTGCTGTGGATGAAGCAGCCGCCTGGCGTGACGAGGTGATGGGTCAGCGGGTCCGCGTGGTGGAAGCGCGCATGCCGGCTGGCGATGGCGGTCTCGCGACATCCGCGAGCGTAACTGCTGTAGATCAGGCGCGAAGCAGTGGTGACCAGGCCCTGGGTCAGCGCATCGAAGCGACGAACGCTGTAGTGGCCGGCAAGGCTGCAACTTCTGCGCTCAACGCTCTGAGCTCACAGGTGCAGCAGATCGGCAACCAGGCCAACGCCACCAGCACCGCGGTCACGGCCGTGGTGGCGAAGACGAACATCAACGCAAACATGCTCCGAAATCCGACTTGGGCACGCGGAAGTCAGGCGTGGGTATTACCAACAGGTGCGGCGCTGCTCAATCGGCCGGATTTTGGTGCATATGTGGTACTTGCACCATCGAATGGGGGTGCGGCTATCGAACAGTTTGTTAACGCGGGCGGCGGGATTTACACGCTGTCCGGTGAAATTTGGAAAGACGATGGTTCTGGTGTAGGCAGGCTAGAAATCGGGGTGTACGGTCCCAACGGGTTTATCGGATCAGACACCGTCATCGCAGACACTGGAAGCTGGGCAGCGTGGAAGAGGTTTCAGATAAGCATTAACGCCCCACCTGGAACTACGCGTTTGCAAACTCGCTTCATTGCAGAGAGGAGCCCTGGGAACACCTATTTCCGGAAAGCCAAGTTGGAACCGGGGCTGATTGCGACGCTGTGGACTGACGACACCTCGGTGGTCGACCAGGCTTCGGCAACGCAGTCTCTTGAAGCGCGCATGACGGTCAATGAGAACGGCCTCGCGAGCTACTTTGCTTCTTACACCTGGGCATTGGACGTCAGCGGCAAGGTGATCGGCATGCGCTCCGTCAACAACGGCACGATCGGCAAGATCACGTTCTCCGCGGACGTGGTGGAAATCATTGGCGCCACGCCAGGTGGCGGCCGCAATGAGTTCGTCGGCGGGAAGTTCTACGCCTACGCGCCCAACGGCCGCCGTGTGGTTGCTCTTGGGTACGGAGTGACATGACCAACGTCCTGATCATCAACGACGCCGACACCGGCGTCGTGCTGCTGCAGGTAACCGATCAGGCCGACTCGGACCTGCTGACGCAGCACATGGGTGCGGTCGCCATCGCCAGCGGCAGCAATGGGTCTGTGCCGGTGCCGGTCACAGGGAGCGCCAACCAGCTGTACTACTGGTTCGTGGCCGATAGCGGCGCAGGCAACAGCCTGCTGCCGTACTTCAGTGAGGACGGCAACACCATCAGTTGGGTATCTCCGGCGGCAAACGTCGGCGCGCGAGCCGGCGGCACCCTGTTTTACGGGAGGTTCTGATGGCCTATGCAATCTTCGAGGCCGGCCCCAATCGCGTTGTCATCTCTGAAACCTGGAAGAACCTGGCGCTGGCGTCGAAGCAGACGATCACCCCCGCTGGCAGTGGCGTGCTCAAGGCCTGGAGCCTGACTGTCACCGGCACCAATCCGGCCATCGCTTTTCTTGGTGAGAGCAACGCCGTGCTCGCCACACGCACCCAGAGCGGAAACAGTTTCACGTTCACCGGCTTCACGACCAGCGGCAGCTTTGCGGCCTACGTCTTCGACGAGCCGAACTTCGGGCGGCGGGACTATCTGGTGATTACCAATCCCGACACCGGTGAGGTGCACTTCGACGCCACGCTGAAGTACATGAAGGTGCGGGCGTTGCTGCAGGGAAATGCCAATCAGGGCGGGTCGATCACCTTGCCCGCAGGCCGGACCTACGCCGCGCTGGCCGGCTCCACCGGCAACATCATGCTGTCCATCGGCGGCCTGATTGGCGGCGGCCCGCAATGGCAGGTGCAGCAGTTGTGGCGCAAGGGCGTGGTCAATATCAACGGCAATGTCGCTTCGATTGCCACCATCGATACCGCCCAGGATCTGCGCACAGGCACTAGCGGAACTCCTCAGCCGCCCCCTGGCAACTACGGCCAGGCATGGGTGCGCTCTCCCATCCTCGACGTCACCGGATACTAATCATGATCACGTGTCACACTGGAAATAGCATGAAGATTCGACCCCACCGTGGCGCCTTGGCCGAAGCCATGGCCAACTGCCGAAACATCGAGCCGACACTCGGTGCCGTCGTAGAATTTCTACGCGGCGACGGAGGTGGGGCTTTCGTGGTCACGCCAGACGTGGTCAGTGTCACGAAGTACGGCAGTGGTTTGGACGAGCGAACCGGCTGGGATACCTATGCAGTGTCCGTGCGCGGCATGGGTATCCTGGCGTGGATCGACGGCCCGCTGGAAGGCATGGAGATCGCCAAATGATCATCAGCGAAAACTCTGCCTTTGGCACGCAAACCCGGATCGTGTCGCCGCGTATCGAGATCCGGTGGGACCCGACCACCAACGATGGGCCGGTCGAGTTCCACCTCGAGCAGATGACCACCAAGCCACACCCCGACGGCTGGACCCAGACGCTGGAGCGTTTCTTCCTGAGCGTGCTGACCGTGCAGATCAGCGACCTGATTGGCCGCAGCTACGACATCACCGCGCCAGCGACGACCGAGCCAGACCCGGCGACAGGCGAGTTGATCAAGGTGCCAGGTGACACGGTGACCGAACCCGGCGTGCATCTGCTGCTGGGCATCAAGGCGGCCACGCGCGCCGCCTACGATTCCAACGTAGCCGCACCCGACGCAGATGCCGACCCGATTGCGCGGCAGATCACCATCATCTGGAACCCGACGAACGACACGGGGAATGTGACCTTTCAGGTTGAAGACCGAGGCGATACCCTGGGAGTGCTGGCTGAGTCCATCGCTGATCTGATAGCCCCGGCTTATCTGATTCGCTTTCCCGGAGGGCCCGCGGCGCAGACACTCGAAGGCTGGAAGCTGCAAGCTTTGATCAAGGCCGCGACCAACGCCGCCGTTTCGGCCAGCTTGGCACTAGCCGAGCCAATGGCCGAAGCCTGAAACAGGGCGCCGTGCATGCAGCTGACACTCCATGCACGGCACCGCAATACAGGTGTTCTCACCACCTGGCATTGGCCTAGACCCTGCGCCCTCGCGAGAGCGGGCGCAGTGTCGGCCACCGACATCGCAAATGCTGAGAACTGAATGACCCGACCCATGATTCCCTGGCCGGGCGGCAAGCGCCGCCTGCTCAAGCACCTCTATCCACACTTCCCCGCGCACGAGACTTACGTCAAAGCCTTCGCCGGCGGTGCGGTGGCACTCTTGACGCGGCCACGTCCAGCACTGCTGGAGGTGCTCAACGACATCAACAGCGATCTGGTCTGCCTGTACCGCTGCGGTCAATAGCGAGGCAATGCTCTTCTGACCATTTCAACACAGGTGAGTTGGGCGTTTCTATGTAATGCATGACCGAGCGAATCCCAGTCCGAAGGCTGTGATTGCCTCCTCGGACCATTTCTTTGTATGCTGCGGTCGTGTTCGGTTGGGGCGTAGTCAAGAATTTCTTTATTAATGTATTTTTTGTGCTCGATAACAGAGCGCAGGGGGCAGGGGTGAGAAAAAAAGGGTACTTGCTAGCGGCGGGCGCTATTGCTGCTGTTCTTATTGGTGCGCTGATCATTCCGAATTTTTACGATCGATCTGAAGGTTCAAAAAATAGACATCCACAAGCATCTTCGGCGGTTTTGGTTAAGCCCAGAAAAAATGCTCCGGTGGCTAGATCTTCTATTGAGAATAATTCGGCGGAGGTTCCAGCTGGTTCCTATGAGCAGGTGCTGAAAAGGCTTGAGGGGGCTGCGCAAAAGGGCGACGCCGAAGCTGCTTTGGGAATTTATTTAAAGGCCAATGAGTGTTTCCAGGCTATGTCCAATCAACTTTCCGACGATGAGATGAGAGCATACGCATCCGCTGGGATCGGTCCGGAGAGATTGGAGGAGGCGATTTCCAAACAGCTCGCTGATTGTCACGGTATTACGAAAGAGTCTCTATCTAATAGAGGGGATTGGCTTGCGGCCGCAGCGCGAAATGGCAGCATTCAAGCTCGCCTTCTGTTCGCTACCGACTCTGAGGCAATCGTCGGCAATGCAACTGACATGATCAAAGATCCTCAGCGGATAACGAAGTATAAGCGTGATGCTGTTAGCTATCTGGCCGAATCCGCGTCAGTCGGGAGTATTGATGCGATGATGAGGCTAGGCGAAATATATGATGACGGGATATTAGCGCCAAAGAATGATGTGAGTTCTTACGCGTATTACAAAGCCGCCCAAGCCAAAGTTCCTGGGACTAGATTGGTATCACTGGATCGCCTGAGATCTAGGATGTCCGCTAGCGAAGTGCATGCAGGTGAAGAGCAAGCGAGTGTAATTTTAAACAACTGTTGTTCTCAATAATAAGGAATGTTGTGAATAAAAATCTATCCCTTCTGATCGTGGCCGCAGCAGCTCTTGGTGTGGGAATCCTCTTGGCTGCATCTGTCAAAGGTCCCTATTATACAACCGATGACCTGCAAAGCCCTCAGCCGAGTTGGAGTAATGTCGAACTTATAAAGCAGAAGGTGGGTATTAGTCTCGTGGCTGAAGGTGGGGATAAGGTAATTCTCTGCAACTCCAACGTTTGTATTACATATACTCGCACGGACTCAGCAGGCTGGCTGGGCGGCCCGCCTGCTCGGCAGGTGGTTTATCCTCCTCTTGATGGGGGTAGTCGTTATGACCGGGGCGACATTCGACAAAGTACAGGTGGAGCAAACTCCGGCGGGAAATCTTCGTCAGGTGGTGGTAGTAAGAGCGGCAGTACTGAAGTGAGGCCCTTGCAGCCTGTTTAATTCGCTGATTTACCAGTTAACGAATCCTGATTATTTCGTACGCGAGTCGTGAACGGGTGGTGCTCCGGCGGACCTTTTAGGCCATCGGAGCGCAGGGCTGTAGAGTTCAACATCTTGCTTTTGATAAATTCTTTAATGAAGTCGTGAAATGGGCGGATAATAGATCCTGTCGTGATCCCCAAGCGGGTGACGGTTGTCACCCGCTTGCTCCTAGCCCAGTAGTAACACGCCCGAATCGGCGATTGATCGCGTCCAGGGTGTTCATCAATTTGTCGTCGCCGATTCGCGCAGGGGTGGACAGGTCGCCCTGCAGGTCCGCCGGCTTGGCAAGGTCGGCGAGGAACACGCCTGCCTTCTTATAAGTGAACGCATCGCGCATGAAGCCACGGATCTATTGGGACGAGGTGCACGAGATCGAGGGCGTCACGCATTGGATGAGGATCGATCCGCCTGCGTGACTATCGTCGGGCAATTCTGACTCTGCCATGGGGAGCAAGCCGATATGGGAAATCCCATATCGCTGCCAATCTACATCTGCCGGTCGGTAAAAAAGGGCCCGTCTTTCGACGGGCCCTTTTTTTACTTCTTTTTGCTTGGCTTAGTAGGCACCGGAGGCTTCGGTGGAGGTGAGCGCGTCTCGCCTACCGTTGTCTTTGGGTGGCTCTTGGCATAGCCGGGCGTAACGTACTGGCCAGTGCCTGCGTCCCGAAAATCTTTGTTCATTTGAAAATCCTTTCTATGGATAGAGAGATCTGATTTGACAGAGATTCATCTATTGCAAAGTAGAGGCGTCTACTGGAAAGCATGGCGGGGGCAAGCCCCCGCCATGGCTCCTCAACCCCGCGAGTGCGGGTAGGAGCGAACGTGTCGTACTACAAGTTCGATGCGGCCGAAGCGGCGTCGGGTGTAGGAACGCACGTGCACCAGAAGATCGGCGCCCATGGGTGATAGCCCTCATAAGGGCGGGAAATCACGGTTTGCACCACAGGAAGGTTCGATAAAGTGAACGGCGTCGCGTTGACACGCTCACTCGATCTCGTGACTATAGCTATGTCGAATTCTCTTCCAGAAGAACGACCAGGCTCACCTGCGGCTTCAGCACAATGACTCCCGTCATCACGTGCCCCGGCCTCTTGGCTAGCTGATGTGTCGGCAAACACGTCAGCTAGCCGAGTCTGTTTAATTGTTAAGGAACATCCCAACGCGTCCAGTGCGGGTTGGCAGACCGCCTGTACAGGCGGCAGGTCGATGTGCCCCAAGATAGTGGGGTACATGGGACCGGTCAACACCAAATGTGGGAAAACTCACAAAGCCTTATGGCACTAGGCACTGCCTGGCGAACGGTCTTCGCCTACCTGTCAAGTCCGCCTAGACCGATTGCGCAGTCAAGGCCTAAATCGGCATCTGTGCGAGGTGGTGCCGGCGCTGCTGCAGAGCAGCCCTGACCGTTGCCACTTCTGGCAGGCCTTCGCCGGCATGGCGGACGTCATTGAGGACGGCGCCATCACGGGCGACGATGCCCAATTCGTCTCCCGGCGGCTCGATGACATCCTGTCCTGGCATGGCCTGGAGCACGGCGACCGCGACTGTTGAGGGACCGCTATGTGCTACTCCGCTGAGATCCAGGCCGATTACCGGAAGCTGGTGCGCAACTTCGGGGCGATCATGTCGATCGAGGAGTTCTCGAAGCTGTGGCTGCGGCAGGGCGAGTCGGAGAAGCGACCTAAGACCCCGAAGGCGATGGATGATGCATTCCGCGCGGGCGGTGAGGGCGGCGTGGCCGCGATCGCCGCAGAGCTGGCCGTGTGGGACGCCGAGGACATGCAGGCCCTGGAGCAAGAGCTGTTCAAGCAGGCCCGGCGCCTGGCAGACGCCGAGCGGGTGCTGGCCAGCGGCAAGCCGACTAAGAAGGCAGCGACAGACCAGCGCATCGCCACGACCAAGATCGAGCAGATCAAGGGCCGCATCGCGGACCTGCAGCGGACCGAGCCCAAGGCGCGGGATTACCGCATCTTCCCGGGCTACTACGCGCCGGTGATCATCTCCGAAGGCGGCCAGCGGGTCATCAAGCCCATGCGCTACCAGTGCCGACCCGCCGGCAAGCCACCGATCTACGACACCAAGTATCCCGGCACCTACAACGCCCGCCGGGACAGCCTGCAGGGTTTCTGGCGCGAGCAGTTCGGCTATACCCACGGCCTGGTGGTCGTCGGCCGCTTCTACGAGAACGTGGAGGGCCCCGACGGCAAGAACCGTGTGGTGCAGTTCCAGCCAAGCGACCGCGAGCCGATGCTGGTGGCGTGCCTGTGGTCCCGCTGGACAGATCCCGCCGGCAAGCAGCCGGATCTGCTGAGCTTCGCGGCCATCACCGATGAGCCGGAGCCCGAGGTGGCAGCTGTTGGGCATGATCGGACCATCATCAACATCAAGCCCGAGCACATCGACGCGTGGCTCAACCCCGATCCGGCCAATCTCCAAGCTCTGCAGGCCATCTTCGACGACAAGCGGCACCCATTCTACGAGCACCGGCTTGCCGCGTGACCAATGGCAGCCATAACCAGGATTGATAGCCATGCCCTCACGATCTGCACATCGCGCCGCACTCCGGCGATCCGGAGAGCCACGTGTCATCGCTCCCGAAGGTGTGACGCTGCCCGAACTGCCTGTGGGCATGCATTGGCTTAACCCCGTGGTCGGCAATGACACTGATCGGGACCAATGGTGGCTTTTACGTGCCAGACCAGAGGATGCAGAAGTCCTTGCGAGGATTCGGCGCAATAAGATGGGTGGGGCCGACGTGTCGCTGAGCATCGCCAGAAGCCCGGTCATGCCGCCGGCCGTCACGCTGCCGATCGCTCAGGCTTTTGAGGTGGCGGCGGAGTTCGCGCGAAACGCGGCACGGTAGTCTCCTCACCACACCGGCTTGCCGAAATGGAGGAGGGGCGCCTGTCAGCTGAAACGGCTAGCTTCCTGGCTCGACTTTTATGGAGCGCCGAGTGTCTTGGTAGCGCACTCCGATCTCAGTGACCAAATAGCCGGGCCGCTTCCAGTCCTCCAGGCTGAACGTCCAGCAATCTTTCAACAGGCTTGGGTGCGTGTGCACGTATGGCAGCCCATCGCGCTCAACAAAGCAGCTGTACGGGTCGTGGAAGGTGCGGATATCCACAGCATGCCGCCCTTGCTCTGTGCGAATTGTTCCGCACACTTCCGCTCGCAGGTCCGCCGTGTATTTGTTCAGCTTTGGTGCTATGCGAAGGATGAAGGCATCCATGGTCTCTCCTGACTGTGAGAGTTCGACCGACAGCTGTGTCATCTGCTGAGCGGCGTTTGCTGGTGTGATCCAAACGGCCCAGGCCCATGCCAAAAGCTTGAGCCATTTTTGCACCAGTGGCGTCTTTTCATGCCGCGTCAGAGCCTTCTGTTTCATTCGCGCCTTCTCCAAGTGAATTAGAGAAAGGCTTATAGATCAGTTACTTAGCTTTACGGCTCGGGATTGAAAATCCCCGTGTCGGCGGTTCGATTCCGTCCTCGGCCACCATTTTCAAGCCTGCGTTCGCAAGGCTTTCCGGTTAGATCCAGTTCCGTCGTCTTCCTCTCGTTGCACGTTACGTTGTCCCAACCCGGGGCGATCGCGCTAACGCGTGCGTTTTCATGCGTGCCGGATATCGGCGCCGCGCTGGCATTGACGCTGTGGCGCGGTGGTAATGCTGCTCCGCTGTCCAGATCGTCCGGCTGCAGCTGCTGTTGCGCATCTGTGCGGATGTTGCAGCGGGTTTCCACGTCATCTTCAACCTGGCGCGGCAATACTCTGCGCATGACGCACAAGACCCTTCGACGCACCTTGATCCATGGCTACTGCGGTGAATTCCGCGTGGAGACCATGGAAAGTCAGGCGCCGGGCGACACCCGCTGGCTGTCGACCGCGTTCGTCTATCACCGCGACCGTGCGGCGCCGGTGGCCACCATCGAGGGCGCCGGCGAAGGCGAGTATCGCGGTGACGCGCGCGAACAGGCATTGCGGGTGGGATCGTGCCTGGCGGATTTTCTGGACCCGAAGGAATACCGGGCGGGCCCGGCCGAAGCGGATTAG